CGGAAGGTCCGAGCGAGAAATGCTATAAAAGCGATCTTTGATTATTGTTTTTACACCTGGAATAGCCATTTAGCTTCAACCTCCAAAATTGATATTTAAAAATTAACTCATGGAGTATAGTAACAAGCAAGTTATAAAAACAAACTACATTAATAAGATGGAGTACTAGATTGATATAGGTCTATTAAATTAACTTCTGTACCAGTATAGTCAGGAGTAGATTTTAAGGTATTTGACATTTCCGTAGCCATATAAGACCTTATGTCGAGTATGATCTTTTCAATCCTAGATATGGTTGTAGCCCAAAGTTTTTCAGTAGTCAACATATAGGTGACTGTTCTTTTACAAACATCTATAGAGTTCCTAGAAGACTTAGAGTCAGCCATTCTTCTTGAGTATACAAACTCTGAAGCACCTAGTCTTTTAAAGACTGGAGTATGCTCCATCATGAAGTCTTCAAATACTTCAATTATTCTATCTGCTGCGTCTGCACCGCTGTACCCGGGGTTTTCATCGTCTGGTATATCAGCCTTATTGGCTCTAGTATAGACGTTAAACCCTACGACATTTTGAAACCTTTGACCGTATATGATCTCGTCGGCGTCTTTAGGCATGTGTCTAGTTCTTGGCTTTGGCTCTGAAGTATGGGTCCTCTTGAGTTCTAATGTATAAGTTATCATTGGATAGCTTGCGTACTGCCCGCCATCTTCTGGCTCAAGTGGTATTTGAGGATATGCGTTTTCCCATAGGGCTTTTACTAAAGCCATGAATTCAATATAACTTAAATTACCAGCCGCCTGAAGTGGATCGCCACTGTAAGACCTATTGGTTAAAATATCATTTTCGTTTAAGCCAGGCATTGAAAAAGAATTTTGTGGCATTGTTAAACTCCTGGTCCAGTTAGTATATTAAAACTTATTCTTTTTAGAGCATGAGACGATATTAAATCAATTTCTAAATATATCTTGCCCTTTTCTTTTTTATCCGCAAAGATCTCAAACCTGTAGTCTCTAACAATAGATGGAGTTGTGTTTTTTAAAACCTTAAACATTCCATTAACTTTTTCTTGTATTGTATCGTACGCAAATTTCCCTATGTTTGACTCTGCTATTAGTATAATTTCATTTATTATCATAGCGGCCAATCTTACTTGCGGGACGTTTGCAAAGCTAGAGCCATCTTTTGCTAAAGTTTTATCATCGGACAAAAGAATTTGGAATGGTATATTTCTTCTAGATCTATTATTTTTTACAAGAGTGTTTACCTTACTGCTGTGCAGTTTTGCCACATGCGCTGCATTCAACGGAACTCCAAAAGCAGAGTACGCACCTTTTAAAACTTTTCTATTCAAACCCATATACACTGGCCATTCAGATAACTGCCCAGCAACTGCCGCAGCTATTGAGTTAGTGTAAGTAAAGGATAATTGAGGATAATTAAAGACTGCCTCTCCATAATATAGTAAGATATATCTTCCAATATCTAGGTTATTACCATCTATGTCTATTTCTTCTGGCAATGTCCCATTTGAATCTTTTAATATGTTTTTTAAAAAATCGATACTTGAGATAGTGTTAACATCTTCTTCGTTCATCCCTTTAGACCTAGAGCCAACAATGCCTATTCTTATCGCCGAAGTGTTTCTATAAACGTGATCGCAATGATCTGCTAGCTGTCTAACAAATTTAACTCCATCATTCCTTACAAAAGAAACTCCAACTGGAACTATTATATCTATAAAATCTACTTCTCTTGCATTGAGGTATGTTTTTTCTAATCTTTCATAATACTTTTCATAAAAAGTTAAAGAACTTGGTGTTGAAGAATTAGATATTAAATCAGGTCTTTTTTGGTTTACCATTGATTGATCTTCAATATACTCAGACATCGGAGCAGATATCATTATATAGATATCGCTACATCCTGCTGCTTGGCAATCGAAAACTGCCCTAAGGAGCGGTGAATTTTTGTTCCCACTCATTATATCTATTGCTTCTTGAAGAGAGTTTATTCTTCTTATTTCGTTAAGGCCTAACAGAGTCGAGTCAGCGTGACCAACTAATAAAACTGAATTTGTTCTACCTGGAACTAAGGTCTTGTATATCGCATTTACTTGTGTGCTATTAGAAAATATTGTCTGACTAGTTACCAAAGTTGGAGTATTGGATTTTTCCCTAAGAACAAGACCTGTTGAAGAAAGATTTGTTAAGTCAACGTCTTCTGCTTCTTTATACACCGAAAACTTGTCTGAAGACAAAACAGCACGAACTTGATATATTCCATCTAAAACTGGGTCTACATCAGTTATAGTTATTAGCTCTTCCGGTTTTAAGTCATGGGTATTGACTGTTGTTAAAGTTGCAATATTATCTTGTATTTGTTTGCTTTTTATATATATTGGTTTTTTTGAATTTACATCTCTTACTTGAAAATATAATTCTCTGACTTCTCTTACGCCATCTATCTTTGCTTCTAAAACAATTGTATATTTACCTGGAAAAAGTTTCTCTGGTATCGTATATACGAAATTATATACTCCTTTTGATTCTCTTGTTATATAATTTTTTTCCAACTTAGTTTTTAAATCAGGGCTTGTGTTAAATTGCGTTGTGATAGGTATACCGTAGTCAGGCACTAGCGACTGAGCGTTGTATGAAAAAGTGCCATCGACAATTCCACCGCCGCCATTTTCTCCCCTTATGACGTTTATTAATATATCACGAGTAGTGGAACCATAGAATGGCGTAGCGGATGTATTCCTTTGTGCCCAGTTGCTATCTATATAGATTGGGTCGTAGAACTCAGCATCTAGATTAAACAAGAACTTAAAAGTAACTTGTTGACCATTTGTATATAACGACATATTACACCGGCTTTTCTCTAGTTGCTCCAGCAACCCAATATTCTATCTTGCCAAATCTACCACGCATAGGTACTGCATAATCTATTAAGTATACCATTTGGCCATCTGGATGATTTTCTATATTTTCATATATACGATCACCGGTTCTTGGATTAATGTTTGTTTCAAAATAGTATATCATTTCGACCGCATCCGGCGATGTTCCTTCTGACGATTCTCTTAAAAGGTTAACTAAATCTGAGTTTGCTGGGTACATATGTCTAGTCGTTACTCTTTCAAGGGTAGAAGAGTAGTTGAAGTCATTGTCTAATCTTCTTTGGATAAGAACGTCATGACCCCATTTTTTTAGTATGTTTCTAAAAGTTCTACTTAAATCAGTCACGACTTCTTAGGCCCCTCTTCGGCATTGGGTCGTCAACTACGCTACCCTTTCTGCCCGGACCATACAGTTCCCTATCTGAAAGATAAATAACAAGACCAGTGTCTGGGTCTATTTGCTTCCCAGAAGTCTTAGTTCCAAGTCCACTAGGAAGACCCTTTGGTTGAACGCCTCTCATAGAAACTTGAGAAGCTAAAAGTTCTTTTCTCAATGAGGCTGCAATTTGGCACCACGTTGTGGCGTTACCTCTATTGACTGACGATCTTGGCATTGACTTGTTGGTTACGCTAAGGTCTCCTAGTTTAAGGGAAAGCTCGTCATCGCCACCAAACCCATAGGTTCTACTAAGCTCGCAAGCAGAGGATGCCTTGATATACTCTACCGCTGTAAATGGCAAATCTGGGAATATATTTGAATCTTCTATTGAAAATATTTTTTTAACTTCAGTAGAATAATGATGTATTAGCTCTCCCACTTCGGTTAAGGAAGCATCAGGGAAAAAAGCTAATAGTTCTTCTGGGTCTAGATATAATGGCTCTACAACAGTGGTAAAACTTATTATCTCATCGCTACCTAGGGTTACTGTTGGCCTGTAATCGGTGGCCAAACTGTTGACATATATTTGCTGCGTAACTGTTATATAGGTTCCATCTTGCAAAACACCAACAAACGTTATATTGTACTCTCCGGCTTTTGATGGGGTAAAATCAAAGTAATACTCAGAAGAAGTCAAAGACACTGGAGTTGTATTTGAGACTGTTGAGTCATCAGGGTCTTTAATAATTAAAGTTACTCCACCCTGAATTGGGGATACGTTTACCTGCTGGCCACTTACTGGGTCAGTGTCTACAAATTTTACTTTAAGACGTACTTTATCATTTATGATAATTGAAGTTAGTGTCATTGGAGCCTCACTAAAAGAATTGTAATATTATAGTAACAGAAAACGTGAGATAAATCAGATAGCGGTTAAGAAACTGCGATTAAACCATGTCCTAAGTTTGAGAAACTAGTTATCCCGATAAGGGCACTTGCCGTTTCATCAACCACGCTTACCGTGATAGTCCCGTCAGGTGCGGTATCTATACTTAAAACTGCAACCGTTGTATAATTTGAATAGTTTAATTGATTTACAGAAATAATGCTTATATTATTTAATGTAATTGGGTTTTCTAATGAGGGGGCATATATGATAACCGTGCCAGAATAAGTAGCGTTATTTTGGCTATAGGCAATTTCCATATTGTACATAAGTATGCTCTTTCAATTTGATCTACTAGCTATAGTAACTAACCTTAAGCCTAAAGATACTGCCATTTCTAGAATGGTTTATCGCCCTTAATTGTTACCCTATGCATTACTCTTGTTTTACCCTTGTAGTCGAATAGGGCGTAGTGCTTGACTGATCTATTATCCCACATCGCAATCGAGTCTTTTTGCCATCTAAATCTGCAGGTAAACTCTTCACTAGTGCAGTGATCAAATAAAAACTTAAGCAGTGTCTTTGATTCCTTTTTTGATAATTCGACTATCCTATTGGTGTATGAATAATTCACAAATAATGCTTTACTGCCGGTTTCCGGATGAGTTCTTACAACTGGGTGAATAGCCTTTGTCGTAGCTTCCTCTTCATTTTTTGTATCTATAGAGTGAGAGTTTTTAGAATAATATCCATTACCAGCAAAGATTAGACTTGCATCATGAACTGCATGCAGGCCAGATAAAAAATCTTTCATACTGTCAGAAAGCGCATCGTAAGCGGCATGCTGGTTAGCAAATAAAGTATCTCCACCAAAATCAGGTACTTCTTTTGCGTGTAGAATTGTAGCCATATCTGGCTTTTCCATAAAGGTTACGTCATGATGCCAGTCGCCTCCAAAGTTAGCTGTAGTAGTTGGCTCTGTAAGCACTTTAATTATTTCGGGATAATTCTCTGCCCCGCCTATAAAAGGGTGAGTGTTAAGTTCTCCAAATTTTTTACCAAATGCTATCAGCTGTTCTTCGTTTATCTTTTGATCTCTAAAAAATAATACTTTGTGGTCTAACAAAGCTGAGCGTATACTAGACACTTGCTTTTCTTCTAGGTCTTTAGTTAAATCAAAGCCAGATACTTCTGCGCCAACACTACCTGAGACAGGATAAATTTCCATAGTATTAACCATGTCTCTTTGCGTCAATTATTTTTCTAGAATCAGATTCTAAATCTTTAAGCCAATCTAAATTTCCACCATCGTTTACTAGGCCGTCTGGGTTAGTTGGAATCCCGTAAGCAAAGAATTGCAAGAAAGCATATCTTTCTCCTGCAGTTACTGGTGTGACTTCGTGTGTCCCTATATAGTTAGACGGGTATAGGACAACGCTTCCAGCCTTTGGGGCATAATCTAAATCAGCGTATTTAAATTTTATATGACCGCCACTAAAAGACCCATCTTCAACTTCTGATTCATTATCTACGCAATCGTTTAAATATAATGCTGCGCTTATTACGTTATGAAATGGCATTGTTACCTTAGGAAGTTCAGTGAAATCAAACTGAACCCTATTGTCACAATGTGGGCCTATCATTTTTCCTTCTGTGTAACCAGCTATATGACCGTGCCCTCTCCACCAGATGGTACTAGCTGCCTCTGTGTATATCGAGCAATACTGAACTAAGCACTTGTAGGTAGCATCTGCGCATGCTTTTACGAAATCTGTATATTCTGGTTTAGGCTTTCTGCCAGAGTGGGAACCAACAGTATCAGTAAATCTATCCGGTGCAGTTTCCAAAGAGTTTAAGTTAAATTTAAATCCTGATCTATTGACTGCATGGCTGCCCTCCTCTGTTGTAACTTTTTGGAAAACTGATTCATCGTTTTCTCTTAGCCAATTTATGTATTCTTTTATAAAAGATTTATCTATATCCAAGGCGTTATCAAAGACGACGACACCATGTTTATGGTCTTTATATTCCATTATTGTAAATTCCTCTTTGATCTGTATCTATCATATTAGCTAGCTTATTATATAATTTGTATGACTTCTTAATTTTTTTTAAATAAAATTTGTTAGTTATTAAGTACGCCTTTACATCTTGATTAACCGTACTTCTATAGTTAATATTGTCAACTCTTGGATGTGTTTTTTCAATCGTTGCAAAAGGTAAATTGTATTTTTTAGAAAAATACTTTAATATATAATTATTTGTTTCATTTTTACTTAAATAATCTTGATACATACTTAGAACTTGCTCAAAGCTTATAAAATAAATTTTGTCATAATTTTTTATATTAAATTCAAAGTATCTATTGTAGAATTTAACTGCACTTTTTATTATTTGTTTGTTTATTTTATTTTTACTTTCGAATAAATCTTTATTTATTTCGTTATCAGAGATAGATCTACTTATAAAAGAACAAAGAGTGTCGTGAGGCTCTCTTAAGGTACTGACCACTATCTCCCCTTTTTTAATCTTTTCTTCAGTGAAAGCCACTACGTGTACCATTGCATCTGGCATTATCAGCGTGGGAAATACTTCAAGAAAGATTGCTCTTAGAGATGTATTGCCTTGTCTTGGAAAGCTGTCTATATGGAATATATATTTGCTATTTCCATTTTCTCTTCTTAGAGTATAGTGAGATTTTGTTTTCTTTGCTAGTTGTAAGTTTTCTACCCATTTATTGTTTTTTATATTATAGCTCCAATGCCCTGCATCTGGCGTATTTTTTTGAAACAAAGATATAAAAATTCTTACTTTAAGAATAATATTTTGTATACCAAATATATTTATGGCTTTATATATTGTTCTTACAATATACTGTCTGCTAATTTTTTTTTGCTTGGTTTGGTTAGTAGCTTGATCTTGTAATGGAAAGTTGCTCTGAGTGCTCATCGTAGCCTTTCGAAATTAAATACTCTTTAAAGTCTTTTGCCAAGCTTGGCATATAGAGATTGGTGTCATGGATCGCTGACTCTGGATTCTTTATTGGATCAGTCACGCTTTCATGCACAGCTGGGTTAGGCGTACCTTGACTATACCAACCAAGATAACTATATCTTTTGCCTTCTGTTACTTTTCTTACTTCATGAGCTGCCATATAGTTAGACGGAAACATAAGTATGTCTCCTCTCTTCGGTTTGTATTCTATATCAAAATAATTAAAATAGTGACTACCGCCAACAAAATTGGAACCATTTAATTCATCTACAGAGTCAACGCTATCATTTAAATAGATTAAATTTGTTATTATATTTCTCAAAGCAAGTTGATCAGTAGGTTCTAGGATCCCATATATATAATCAGCACTTATATCGGAATGAGAACCAAGGTAAACATCCTTATTGTATTCAAGAAAATGGCCCTTTACTTTCCACCAAACACACTTATAGGCTAATGGAAATATTTCTAAGTACTTCAATAAATACTTGTCTTTAGTCTCTTCCATGAATTTAAGCCATTGCATAATTTCTGGATCTTTATTATAGTGAGCAGCGGATGCCCTTCTTGGCATCAAGTTTATGCTATCTTTACCGTAAAAGTACCCACTCTTATTAACAAAAATTTCTTCGTTTGTTTCTGGGTCGATCCCTGGCACGTACATATCAGACCATTCTGATTCGACCAAAGAAGCAGTAGTTTGGATAGCCCAATCCCAATCTAGGTCTATAGCACCGGGAAAAAGAATAACACCATTGGTAAGATTTACTGCTTCTACATTATTGTTTATCATAATTGAACCTTTGCTTTATCTACTTCTTGTGTCGTTTTGTCGCTTGTATTGATTCGGTTAGTCGGCCTATATAGCTCTGAGTTATCTTCTTCCGAACCTTTGTATTTACTATCAAGATAAGATATATAATCATTAAACAGCTCAGGTATCCAAACCTGTCCGCTGTCTATTATATCACTCTTGTCTCTTATGTTGATACCTCTATCTATGTCAGATGAACCTTGGGCAAAGTAGCCTACATATCCGTATCTTGATCCTTCAGTGCATGGCTCGACCTCATGTGTTGCCAAATAGTTTGAAGGAAACATTATTATATCACCAGCTTTAGGTGAATACCTAACATTCGCATATGGGAAAACTATGTCTCCACCAGAGTATTGGTGCTTGCTTACATCCGGGTTTGATTCAACTGAATCATTAAAATAAATAATAGCGCCGCAAACGTTTCTAATAGCGAGCTGTTGGTCAGGGACAAAACCTGGTTTATAGTTTACGTCATTATCACAATGAAGACCAAAAGAACTTCCTGGTCCGTAAGCAACTATGTGGCCTTGGGTTCTCCACCATAAACAAGGGAGAATCATAGGGAAAATCTCAATATATTTTAACAAGCTTTGGTATATTGAGTCTTCACATTTCTTAAAAAACTCAATATATACAGGGTCTACATTTGGAGTAGCAAACTCCATTATATGACTGCAAGATGACTCTATGTCTTCTAGAGCGTATCTATGACCAGACCTATTAACCGCATGAGTTGCAATGTTATTCTGATCATATATTATAGTGTAATCTTTTTTAATTGCTTCTTCTTTTAATGAAGCCAAGTAGGGCACTATTAACTCTTGGTCAATGTCAATTGCTTTTTTGAATAAAACTATCCCGATTGCCTAGTTGCTCTATAGCTGGTTCAGCGTTCATTTTATATTATCTTTTGTGCGTCTGTTCCACAAGGGCCCTCTAAAGAAGGTTCATTTTGTTGGCTATTTGATTCAGATTCTTTTGCAGCAATCTCTACCGTATCGTGAGTAGTATTATATTGTGCTACTTCTCTTCCTTGGTAAACCGGGTTCCAACCTAATTCTACGTTATTTTTTTCTGCGTTTTCCCAAATAGAATATTCTGATTTACAATACTTTTCATAGTCATCATATATATCATTAAACCAAACCGGTGGACACCATTCGAAGCTTTGATCTGGTTCAGATATAACAACGTTTGCAGTTAAGTCACTAGCCCCTTGGCCAAAAAATGTTAAATAAGAATACCTAACACCTTTGCCCATTTTACTAACTTGATGAGCTGCAACATAGTTTGTTGGGAAGAAAATAATGTCGCCCTTTTTTGGTTCATAAGATATACCTAAGTGTACAAAAGCAAGGTTGCCACCAGTAAAGTTTTTGCCATCTAACTCTTCTTCTGAAGAGACACAGTCATTTAGATATAGCAACGCGCCACATGTTTGTCTTGATGCAACCATGCCTCGTGGCATGTACCTAACACCTTTGGTGACTTTATAATTGGTATCATTGTCAGCGTGACAGCCGAGTATTCCACCATCTCCGTATCTTAATACGTGCCCTCTAGTCTTCCACCAAATACTTCCAACCATTAGCGGATATTGATCTATGTATTTAATTAAAGCCTTATATATCTGTTCTTCTAAATAAACAAAATAATCTTTTATATTGCTTTCGGTTTCTGAGTTTACTGGATCAAGAATTCTTACTGGAGTGTTAGGAACATCTTCTGGTCTATATCTAAAACCGTCTTCATTAATGCCAAACTTATTTCCATCTTCGTCTTCTATCCAAGTCCATCTATTGGCGTGTGCTGCCTCTGCTCTAGAATCAATATGAGGCAAGATGAGATCTTGTCTTGGGTCGAACGCGTTACGTGCAACCATGATTCCTGGCCCAAGGATCTCTATCTCTAAATCAGCAATCTCTTTTATCTCAACGTCTGTTATTTTTGGCGATACTGGATAAGCTGTGTCGCTTATCTTTTTTCCTTTTTCTGGAATAGAAGAATCGTAGCTCATCCTAAAATCTCATCCAATGCTTCTCTTATTGTCCAGCCAGCACCCATCACTCTTGGTATTTCATCTAGTGGCATATCTTGCCAGTTGAAGCGAGATATCATTCTACCGTCACCGCTAACTATAAACTTTTCGTATCCATGAGGAATTCTAGCTATAGCTTGTCCAGCTAAGTTCTGGCCCTTCTGAGCTGCGTCTGATTGGTCTGCAGCGGTGTCAGAGTAGTTTCTTTTTTCGTTGCCTTTTAGCGCAGAAAAAAGAGGATGTTCATTTTTTCCATTTACATCTACTTTTTCAAAAAACGGAAATGTTACAAAAGGGTAGTACTCTTTTATGAACGCACTTATTTCTTCGTTAGTTCCAGGCTCTGTCGCAGCAAATTGATTACAAGGGAATGCTAGGACAGAAAAGCCTCTATCTTTAAACTCATCATGGACTTTTTGTAGTTGCCAAAATTGTCTACATGTTCTTGCGTAAGACCAGAATCTTGAACACTTTGGGTCATAACCAGCCTTACTAGAAACATTGACCATTAAGGTCACCTTACCTTCGTATGGTAGAAGTGCGTTCTCTTCTCCGTCTATCGATCTAATTGGTATATTATATATTGACATTATTATACTCTGCCTTAAAATCTAGTTTTGGGTACTCATCAACCTGTACGGTGCCTATGATGGAATCTTCTGTGTGTGTTCCTCTTATGGAAATTTGCGCTTTTTGCGGGGTATCCACACTGAAATTTATTTGCAGACTTCCATTATCATACTTGCCGTTTTCAAAACTTGCCGAACCCATGTCCGTCCAAATCTTTCCTGATAAAGATGGGGAAATTTCTTCTATTGCAAGGTTATATTTTTCTTCCCCAAAAGGGGTCTTTACTGCCAAGGTCCATTTGCCGATCATAAAATCCTTTTTGCCAAAATGTTATTTTACCAATTATAACACAAACACCGTCAAAAGATAATATCTACTCAAAATATATTTTTACTATTAAGTGAAATTATTTTTTATCCCAGTATGGTGTCCAATCTGGATTTAAGGTTAATGTTGGATCTTTTGGAGAAAAATTAGCACTAATGACAACACGATCTTCGTCGATGTTGTTGTGCCTATTTGTCATGTGGGGGATGAAAGAATTAAAAATAATCAATAATCCATCTTCTGCTTTAATAAAAACTGAGCTTTCTAATGTGTTGCATGCTGTAATCTTAAACTGAACATCAGAGCTACCAACCGGAACGTTAACGTAGTATGCAATTGAGTAATATTCAGAAGGATGTAAGTGGCTGTTTGATTTATGGGAATGGTATCCAACTGATTGGCCATTCTTAAGAGTCAAAGTCCATATTTCAGTTAACAACATTTCGCGACCAATGGCTGAGCTTACTTCGCTAGATAAAGAATTTACGAGCTTATTACACTCTAGACCATCAAATGGAAATGTTTGATCTTCATAAGATTGAATCTTATCTAAATTAAAACTATCATTTAAACTTTTAGAATATTTTTTAATCTCTTTATAAATTTTATTATTATCAATATATTTTAATTTTTTTTTATATATTCCTATATTTAATAATGATTGAAACTCAAAATCATTCATAAAAAAACTCTCCAAGAGACAATGCTAAAGGTGGATTGTCTTTATGCCAAACGTTTATAACCATTACTTGTCTAATACCAGAATTTGCTGGGGTTGTTCCGTGGATAACGTGGCCGGCATCTAGTATCACTAATCTGTTACCTTTATAAGCTATTCTTTCTCTTTCTTCTATCGGTGATATCTTAATGCTATCTTTTTCTAAAGCTTCATATGATCCATCAATTAAAGTATGTCTGTGAATTTCTAAAAACCCACCATCTGGGTTGTCGCATCCATATAATATTGCACCGTTTACTGGCCCGGTAAATACTTTATCTCTAGCATAAAGGAAAGTATCTTCATCTACGTGTGTTGCAAGAAATTGTCCAGCTCTATAAGTTCTGGTCCAATATTCAAAACCAAGTATATCGTCATGCTGGTACTCTAAACGGCTACCCCATATACTTTGTATTATCTGTTTTTTTAATGTATTAGCTGGACTATTCCACCAACCATCCCAAAACATGTACGGGGCATAGCAGCTTGCTTGTTCATAATGGTAGCTATTCAGCTCTGTAGCTATTTGGTCTCCACCACCCATTGATTCAGGATAAAAGTTGAGATCTTCTAACATCTTTGAATGAAGGTCTTTATTTAAAAAATTATCTAATACAATCATCTACTGCTCCAACTGGTGTTGTCAAATACCCAATATTCAAAATCTATCCCTGGATCCCAAACTGGAGAAGCTAAATCCAAAACTTTTTTCCATCCAGTCTTTGCTGCATAGGCTAAAGATCTACTGTTGGATTTCATAATCCAAGAACCACAAACATTATAACCTAATTCAGTTCTTTTTTTTAATGAATCTTTTCCAATTTGTTTGACCATATCAGAACCTCTTGCTGCTTTTTCTGCAAAAATATAAACACAAGGATTTTCGTCTTTTTTTGATGTATTTAAAGAAGTTTGTTTTTGGTTTATACTAAGAACATCTGAATCGTACAATAAATATGATATCACAAAATTATTATCTTTGTCTAATGCGTACTGCGCAAGTGGCATGACTTCTATGGCTTTAATCCACCAGTCTATCGTTCTTGTTTCTAACCTAGAAGCTATTTGAGACGCGCTAAAGCCATTATTTGCAGCTATTGTAGGCCAACACTGAGACCATACGGACGAAAATATAGTGGCGTGCTCTATAGATGGGGTTGCTTCAAATACAGATATCCCCTGCATAAGCCACTTAGTCCTTAATTAGTACGGTAAAACCTGTTCCAGTAGATATATGATATGATTTAGAATTATCTATAGACTTAATTAATTTAGCCAAATCATCATACAAATCTGTTTCGGGTGTTACGTATGTAGTTTGGTAATTATTGTTGTCCAAGAAAATCATGACACCACCAGATGGTAATGAATTAAATATATTTTGCACTATTTCTGTATTGGGATCTGACACTAAAGCCTGGCTATTGAAAACAACTACGTTTACATCTACGGGCAATATCCCTTCTTCTACTTCTAAATAATCAAAAGTGTTTAAAGGGGTTGGGCCATTAAGCCAATTATTTTCTGATCTATAAAGATCTTCGTCAATTGGTACATAAACAGGACATGATAATAAGCTATCTAAGTAGTTATGAGGAGAAACCATAAAGCCTAATTTAAGAAATAAAACTCCAGTTGGTTTTGCTAATTTCAGTAGCATCTCTAACTGCAGGGCACTAAAGCGTGCAACTGCCATGGCGTCAGTGTGCCCATTACTTACCTGTTCATAACCATAAAAGCTGTTTGGGAATGCACCGATTGACTCTACGGACCTATCTGCTTCTAGCCCAATCTCATTAGCAAATACTGAGGAAGCCATATCTATCAAATCTTGTTCTGAAATAATTTCGTCATAATGACTGTTGCTATATTCGACAGACTTAAGCATTGATGTAAATAGATTTAATCTTTGGGCCATTTTTATGCTCTTTTCTTTATTAGCTTATAATAATACAAGTTTTCTTGACATGCTTTTATTATTCTTTTACGCTCTTTAGTTATTGTACTAGTTGCGTTTCTGTCCGACCCTGATAGTAAAGGATAAGTTTCCTCTACCGCTGCTATAAGTTCTTGTGGCGTAATTGTTCCAAGCCTATTTTCTTCAATTCCTAAAGAAAGGAAAAGCGCAAGCAAGTTTGCAGCTATTTTAGCTTCGTGTTGTTCTTTATTGTATTTCATTATTAAGCTCCATTTTCTTGTGAAGTAAATAATTCACTTCCAACAGCAATATTATGACACAGAACGCATGAGTGGCTGTGGTCGGTTGAGTTTAAGTGCTCATCTATAGAGCTTTGCGTTATGGCAAGAACTTCTTCGTTGGATAAATTAATCATAGAATCATAAAATAAATTATTTTTTTCAGCTTCTATTTGCATCGTATTTATCTTTGATTGCGGGATCTCAAGCTTTGCCATTTAGCTACCTTGCCTTAATGCTTTTATTTCTTCTATTAAATTATAAGCTACTATTGATGGAGCATACTTTAACGCGCCCAGGCTCAAAGGGTAAGCTGCGTCTTGCTCATTAGGGACTGGTATATTACCATCTACCGGGATGGAGTCTGGGTCGATGCCTAAATCCAATAACAGCTTATATAATACTGTTTCTTTAGCCTTAATGCTATTTGCTTTTGCTTTGGCTTTCTGCGCGTCTGATAAATTAAACATTGTGTCCTAACTCCTTTATTGTTTTCCTGCACTGTTTTACGGAAGTAACTAAAAAATCGACTCGAGCATGAAGTTCGACTAAGGGATTTAAGTGCCTTTTTTCTGAAGACATAACTCCATTTACTTCTTCCCAAGCTTTAGTTTCTTCGTTAAAAAACCTATCTTCAAAAAATTTAAAATCTTTTTCTGGTATAAAAGATTCTATCGTGAAATCTTTTAACAATACGGGCTCTCTTAGAATAATTTTTTGAAGCTTTTCTTCTGTTTCTTCTAAGGCAATTTTTGCTAGATTAAGTTTTTCAATTCTTTCAATAGTAAAAAACATTATACTCCTAAAGCTCAGTTGGCAGTATCTCACCCTGCACTATAGTAAAGCGTTTTCAAGTGATCACAACCTATTCAGGCTCATTAAAAGATGGAAGGCCGGAAAACGATGGACCGATACTATTACCCTTTGCGTCTAATCCGGTCTTAATCCCTTTAGTCCATGTCCATGGATTCTCTGTATTGTTCTTCATTTTCATTTCCCCATATTCTGCCCTATCGTTCATCAACTGGTGTTTGTCCCATAGATTTTCTACTTTAAACTCTACCGATTCTAATAGTGTATTATCATATATGTTAAAGAAACAGAATGGTGAGCCGGCTGGAAAAGTTACTGGTTCACCTATTTTTGTAATCTTCCAATTCATTTGAGATTCATCTGGCCACCATGAGCTAGGTATAGTCGCAGTCAAAGCAGAAGCCCCATCTAAAAAGTAGTTAGGGGATCCGGACATCCAGAGAGAGTAACCTGGCTCGGTGTTTATTGCCCAACCCATATTAATAGAAACCATACCTATAATTGATGCGTTAGCCTGCTCTCTGCCAGATGCCGTAGTTTGCCCAGACAATATCACTGGCGGAGTGTTGCCACCGTCCCATTGGACCACTAGGTCTTCCTCCATTTGAAGTTCCCAGCCATATACGTTAGCTACCGTCATAGGCATACATTGATAGGCGTGCTTCTTGTATGTTTCGTCCATCCAATCTCTTCTAATTTGTGATTGCTTTATAACTGGCGGGCTTTGATGGGTTTTTGTTAATGTAACTATTGTCATTCTGTTATTCCTTTTAAGATCGGGTCATTTGACCCTTTGGCAATTACTGTATCTTTGCTATCAACACTCTTTTGTTCCGGCGCATTTGAACCATAAGAAGTATTTTTATGGTTAGCGTCATTGTAGTCGAACATTGTGACAGCAGCATACTTTACCCCGCTTGTAACTTTAAGCGATGCGTGTGCAAAAATATAAGTTGATGGAAACAAAACTATGTCTCCATATTCTGGCTTAAACTTTATGTCCAAGTAAGGAAACCACAGTTCCCCTCCTTCGTAATCATCATTCAGGTACATGACAGAAGATAGTGTGCAGCTGTAAGAAAAACCATGATCGCTATGCACAGAAAAGTGCTGACCAGGCTGGTATCTAACAAAATTTATAGCTTCCATGAATTCCATTTTAAAATTATATCTAGATTCGTAATGGTTTAGGCAAGGTGTTAAGCAGTTGTTTATATCGTCGTACACTGCTTTTACTTCTTTAAACTGTTCAGTTAAATATGGCCAATGAGCTGGGCTAATTTTTAGATCAACACAATCCCTATACTCTGGCATTTTTGTGTTATAGCCAACCATTGCTTCTGACCATTTAAATAGCTGATCAGTACTGTTGCCTATGGTTTCTTCTAGTCTTTCAGATGTTCTCAAATCTTTTGATATAGCGTTCTTATATAAATGAAACCCAAGCTTTGGATCGCCAACATGAAAGTATTCCATAAATTTCTCCTTCTTATGGATAGGGGTTAGTTCTAGATGATACACTATACCATAGGACATGCCCAGGAAACAACACCATTTTTACCAAGAAGGAAGACTATGAACCCTAACGATGAAAAGTCATTAATTGAACCAGGCCATTTTGGTAGCTCTATTGATAATATAAAAATTATTAAGAATTTTGTTGAACTTGATGACCTAAAGAAGATCGAAAAATTTGTCCCAACAATTAACGAGTGGATGGACGCCGGCGAAAATATTTATTCAGAAGATGGGACATGCACTTATGATGCTTCTTATTGGTCTAATAGACAGTGCAGTGGAGAAATATTATCTAAAATTAACCTAGAAATATACAACATAGTTGATAAGTATATTCTTAAAATGAAGTATTTTTTAGAAGACGCTTTCAATGTAAAACTGTCAACTAGACCACCGGTTATTATAAGATGGTTTCCAGGGCTAGAGCAAAGACCCCACGCAGACAAACAGCTAAATGACGGCTCCCCTAACCCTTTCCCTAACTACGATTTAAATTCGTTAATATATTATAACGACAATTTTGGGGGAGGGGAACTTTACTACCCTCAACACGATATAGAGGTAAAGCCTGAGCCTGGCTTAGCTGTTGCCCATCCTGGAGATATCAACTACCTTCACGGCGTAAGAATGGTCACTTCTGGCGAGAGATTTACTACACCATCTTTTTATACAATTACAGAATTGAAATGATCTCAGAAGTTTTTTACGTTGAAGATTTTATACCAAATCATCTTTTGGATACACTGATAAGTTGGGCAATAGTTGCCCCCACAAAAAAGGATAGCTATAATCATAATGCTATTGAGTTTTTGCAGCTTTCTGGTGATGAGCAAAATATAGCTGCAGCTTTTGCTGAATTGAATGAATTAACCTACAGGTTTATAGAAAAAAAATTTATGTGCAGTTTGTACATGGAAAATGTATGCAGTATGGTTGTGTATAGGTCTGGTAGTTTTTTACCTAAACATATAGATAATGTTCCAGGACAAAATCTTCCTACACCAACTGGGAATCCTTCAAGGGATATTTCCTCAACATTATATTATAATGACAACTATTCTGGTGGTGAAATAGTGTTGATAAATCAAGGCTTAGAAATAAAACCAAAAGCTGGAAGCTTAATCTTATTTCCCTCTAATGAAAACTATCCTCATGAAGTTTTACCCGTAATCTTTGGAGATAGATATTGCAGTACTAACTTTTGGTCTTTATCTACTTAAAAAATGGCGGGAAAAATGGCGGGAAGAACGGTGGGAAGAATGGTGGGAAGAATGGTGGGAAAAAAGGTGGGAAAAATGGTGGGAAGAACGGTGGGAAGAATGGTGGGAAATAAGGAGGGAAGAATGGAGGGAAGAACGGTGGGAAATATGGCGGGAAGTAAGGCGGGAAGTATGGAGGAAAGTAGGGCGGAAAATAGGGTGGAAAAAATGGACTTTTTCTAGTGTAATCTATTGGGGTGCTTAAGGTTGTTAAAACACCTGCAGTTTGAACTTGAGCTGTTACATCACCTAGTTCTCCTGATACGGCGGTATTAACATTTGTAATCGTACCAACGCGGAAACCAGCCGTTGTAATAGCTGTATTGGCGGTGCTATCTTTTCCGTCCAGTTATATTAGGGACTATAGCTTTTCTAACTCCAGATTCATCACCAGTTATGCTCATATTATGCTGCCAAGTCTCCTATTGCCACCCATGTATCTGTCGCTCTTTTAACAAGTGTAACAGATGACCACTGTGCACGCAACTTTAACCCTGGAGTTCCGTTTACAGTTACGCCAGCTCCTGCGGTAACGGTACATTGCCCAACTCCAGTTTGTAGTATTCTAACTTGGGTTCCAATTGGGAACGCTACAGATGAGTTTGGCGGAATCGTAATAGTATTTGCAGAAGCATTTGATATTTCAATCATTTTATCTTTGTCGGAAAGAACTAGTGTATAGCTAGCTGCTTGCGCATTGGTGATAATGTTAGAAGAAGCAAAGTCTAGAGATACTGTTCCATTACCAACTTGTATTTTTTTATTTGTACTGTCCCAAGAGATTCTAGCATCTGTTGTTGAGGAAGTATTCGCAAGAGTCAATGTTGGGGAGTTTGTTACTGGGCTTGTAAATGTCTTGTTTGTTAATGTTTCAGAACCAGTAAGTGTTACGTAACCAGCAATATTTGCTCCAGCCGGGATAGTAACATTGCCAGTAAAAGTTGGAGAAGCTGTGTTAGCTTTGAGCCCGATACTGGTTGTGAGGGTTGCAGAAAGATTAGCATCGTTTCCAAGTGCAGTAGCAATTTCGCCAAGAGTATCCAATGTTGAACCAGCACTACCGACAAGAGCTGCAACTTCTGCACGAACAAACGCGGTAGTAGCGATTTGCGTTGTATTGGTTGCTGCTGCCGCAGTTGGGGCTTCAGGTACGCCTGTGAAAATAGGGCTCATCAGCGTAGCAAAGCCAGAGATAGATGCCCCCATAGGTATTGTAACAACTCCAGTAAAGGTCGGCGAGGCTATATTAGCTTTAAGATTAAGCGCAGCTTGTTGATCAGCAGAAACTGGTTTTGCTGCGTCTGCTGTATTGTCAACGTTACCTAAACCAACCATCGACTTTGTAATACCAGAAACTGTGCCGGTAAATGTTGGATTAGCAAGTGTTGCGTAACCAGAGATTAACGCTCCAGCAGGTATCGTAACAATGCCAGTGAAAGTTGGAGCATCAATCGGAGCCTTAAGGGCGATGCTGTTTGTTACAGTTGTGGAAAATGAAGAGTTATTTCCTAAAGCTGTGGCTAACTCATTAAGGGTATTGAGAGCTCCAGGTGCTCCACCAACCAAAGCTGTTATTTCTTGTTGAACAAATTCGGTAGTAGCAATTTGCACTGTGCTTGTTGTTGAAGCAGCCGTTGGTGCTGTTGGTACACCGGTAAGACTAGGGTTAGCAAGGTTTGCTTTAAGATCAAGTGCTGCTTGTTGTGCTGTGGATACGGGCTTGTTAGCATCGCTTGTGTCATCTACTGATGTTAGGTTAACCATTGCCTTTGTTATCCCAGCAACAGTTCCCGTAAATGTTGGGTTAGCCAATGGGGCTTTTGCAGCTAAAGCGGTAACTATTGTAGCAGCATAGCTTGCGTCGTCGTTTAGTGCATCTGATATTTCACCAAGAGTGTCAAGGTTAGCTGCCGCTGTTCCTACTAGGTCACTGATAACGCTCTTTACAAAAGCGGTAGTAGCAACTTGTGTAGTGTTTGTTGTGCTGTTTGCGGTAGGTGCTGATGGTACCCCAGTAAAAGTTGGTGATGCTATATCAGCTTTAAGGTTTACGTTTGCAATTGTTTCATATGTAGAGCTAGCAGTTGCTGTAGCAAGCTTGGCGTCTATCTGAGTTTGTATAGAGCTTGTTACTCCATCTACGTAATTTAACTCAGAAGTAGAAAGAGTAGCCCCGTCTAAAATATTTAACTCTGCAGCTGATGCAGTAATCTCTGAAATATCAGAAACAGTTAAGGCCCCCCAAGAAGCTTCTGACCCGGAGGTCTTAAGGTATTTCCCTGAATTCCCTGTTTGGGTTGGCAAGAGGGCCGTTAATGCTAGAGGAGCAGTTGCTTGGCCGGTTCCTCCGTAGGCTATCCCAACTGGTGATCCATTCCAAACTCCAGTAGTTAAAGTACCAACAGAAGTAAGGGAAGATCCAACTACGGTCACTGGCAACATCGTGCCAGTTAAGGTAGCTGCATTTGCCGTAATAGTGCTTGTCTCTCCTAAGTTTATGCTTGTTCCGTTGATCGTAAAAGAAGAGTTAGCTAGTTGAGCATTGTCTACGCCAGAGTTCTTTATTGTTACTTCGCCAGAACTAACACTAAAGTCACCAGCGCTAAAAAGGGCTATTCCTTTTACTGTGGTGTCGGCGTCTCTAATCGATGCAGTTACTGTGCCATCGATTCTTCCATAGGCATCTACTGAATGCGACTGAACAAAAGACACACCTGCTGAACCAGTTGAGTTTGTTTGAGTAACTGTGGCTAGGTCTATATTTCCTGCACCTACATTTATCCTTGAAGAGTTAGCTGAAACAACATTCAGAGTATTAGCGGTCCTGGAAAGACCTGCTCCAGCAGTTACTGAAGCCTGTACATCTGCAAAGGTTGTTCCATCATTTGTAAGTTGCCAAGCGTCTGTTGTTTCGTTCCACCTGATAGAAACATTATCACTAGATCCTCTTTCTACTTCTATGACACCGTTTTCACTTGGGACACCAGATGCAGTTGAGTTAATTATTATCTTATTATCTTCAACCATCAAAGTAGTAGTATTTACTGTAATTATATTTCCAGTGACAGAAAGATTGCCACCAACACTTAAGTTATTGCTTACCGTAGCGTTGTTTGCAGTTACGTTTGCCGATATGGTTGCTGATCCAGAAACCGCAAGAGACGATAAAGTGCCTACGGATGTAAGACTAGAGTTTACCACTGTAGACTTAAGGGTTGTTCCGGTTAGAGTATTTGCATTAGCTGAAGCAATAGTTGTACCTGTGACAGTCAAGTTTCCAGTAAGAGCAAGATTGCCAGCAATAACAGTATTACCTTCTACGCTCACGGAGGCAACTACTGTATTGGATGAATTTTTAAACTCTACTAAATTAGCTGTTGCCCCAGAAGCTGCCTGAAAAATAGCAGACTCGTCATATACAGTGATTTGTGGGGCAGTTTCTATCCTTAAACGAGCCATTTTGCTCCTATGCTAAATATCGCTGAATTGGTTAACTCTAGATATAGTAATGCTCATACTACAAAACTATTGTGTTCTAGCCATTAAATTGCAATGTAGAATTAATATAGTCTTGAATGCTAGAAGTATACTTCATGCTGCCAAAATGGGAAAGATTTATAGATGGATCTAACCATATTTTTCCGCCTATATTTTGCCAATATCTACAAAAACCGTAATCTTCCGAAAGGAATCTGCCAGTCTCATCTACGTATGAATTAAAAAAAGCGTAGCCGTAATCTAATTCTTCTGGGCTAAGAGCGCCGGTATCGTCTAAGTACTTATATTCCCCATACTGTTCCATCATTTTTTCCAAAGCTTCACGCTTTATCAGCATAAAGCCAGTTCCGGCTTCGAAAACTTCTATCGCACCTTTTTCTACATTGACAGTAGTTTGGTTTTCCTTTGCTAAATGAACAACGTGTTTTGTCGACTTAGATAACAAATCTTCGTGGGCAGTGTCCTCTATTGACAGTTCTTTTACTTTTTTCCAATCTATTTCTTTAATTGGATATGAGCCTGTTATAATTTCTTTGTCATGCCAAAGAAGTTTAACGATTGATTCATGATCAAATTGAATATCTGAATCTATAAACATTATGTGCGTGCACTCTTTATTACCCAAAAATTTAGCTATCAAATTATTTCTTGCTCTATTTATCAAGGAATCAGCTATAGTACACAGTGTCCAGTTTAAGCCTATGGAATTTAAGTATATACTAGTTTTTAAGAATGAAGCAAAAAATGGTTCTGTAACCACTGAGTTATAACAGGGAATGGCAAAAAAGACATTCCAAGATTGGATTTGTTCTTTTGAGATTTCGATCTTATTATTTTCCATAATTTTTATTATACCATATCTTTTCTTAATTAACTAAATCATAGACAGCTTTTTCAAGCATAGTTAGAAGAAGATCACTATCTTCTATGATGCCATCAACTGAACATACGGAAAGTATTAGTTTTTCTTTATCAACCCTAAACATTGTATTAAAACCTATGCTTGTATTTGAGTGCACTATTGTAGGGAAAGTATTAGTTTCTAAAATTTTATTATTATTTATAGAATAATCAAAATTAGAAGAAGTAAGCTTTTTTAAAGAAATAGAGGTTGCATGTGAGAAACCTTCCTTATTAAAAGAAGGGATTTTTCTACGATTATTCCAGTCTAAATTGTTTAACATTGATATTGAATAATTTAATTTGCTCTTAAAAGGATGATTTAAAAGACCTTTATAATAATAGATTAGAGGAGATTTTTTTATTAAAATAAAATTCTTTTTTATTGATTCTTTAATTTTAAATAATCTTATTAAATTATCTTGTTCCTCTGAGTTCATATCGAAAATGGCGAATACAGCTTGCGTTCCATATAGTGGCTTTTTGTTTTTTGTTTTTCTATAAGTAATTGGAATTGACCCATATATTTTTTTGTTTATTGTTTTATTTTTAGAAAATTGATAATTTACATAACCAGTAGAGGTTACATAGGCGCAAAAATCAGTAAAAGAAACGCCTAATATTTTGATTTTTTTTTCCACATCGGAATAATTTATCTCTAATTTTGTATAACTTTTTTTTGTATTTCTTGGATTAATCCATTGACTTTGTTGAATGTCAGTGCTTTTTTCTATATGGTTATTAATATCGTTTGTTTTTAACAAAAACCCCATTGCAAAAAAGCTATAGTATTTTAGTATTTTTTTTGCATTTGATGCTTTACAATTAAACCAGTTTATTTTTTTATTTTTTAACTTTACGCTCGGAAGGGTGCATTCGTCAAAGAATATATTAAACGCTGCAGCATTTGCTTCTCCGTCTGCTATCAGGTGTGGTATTCGTCTTATAAGAGCAGTGTTGCCAAATTTGTCAAAATTATATATTAAAATTAATTCCCAAAGTGGAATTTTTGTATTAAATTTTTTATTATAAATGATCTTTAAAAGATCGTTTTTTTCTTTTTCCGTTAATAGACCATCTAGATTATAAGAAGTAATATGATTGTCTAGATTTAGGTTTTCGTCTTTTACCAAGTACGGGTACTCTTTTTGCAAAAGCCCTTTTGTTAGTTTATGAGAATGTATTACAGAATTAGATATGTTTCTTTTTATATTTTGTTTTATAAAAGGAATTAAACATTCTTGGTTTTTATTCTCTATAAGAGTAAAAGTGTTTAATGGTAAGCTATTTTTGTGTTCCTGTAATAGGAAAAGATAATCCAAAACATTCATCTGGAGCATACGCAACCCTTAGAACAGAACAGCAACTACCAAGAAGAATCTAGTTGTACCCTTCTCCACACACGAGTGCTGTTATTTACATAATCACTATAGCATACGTACAGGTGGTTCGCATCAATGGATATGTCTCCTTTTTTATCTCCTGCTTGGCCATAAATGCTCGATGGTATAACGGTACTTATTCTCTGCCTGTTCGCCCAAAAGGACCCATTATAGATTAATGTTTCGCTATTTTGTACGCTGGTTAAGGTAATATCATTTAATTCAGATAAATTACCAAGGTCATACTTTGAACCTATTGAGCTAAATACTGTTATTCTTTTAGATAAAACTCCTGGAGCGGCGGAAAACCTTACTACAGCACTGTTGTCCGAATTCGCTTCCCATTGTATTTCAGAATAAGCGTAAGGATATTCTGTATCTCTACATACTATATTTATATTTTTTGTATTTAAATTATGAGTAATATTAAAAGAATTTGATACGTTGTTTCCAACATTAACAGAATATGCAAAGCCTTGCAAAGGCACAAAAACTGAAACTGATAAAGAATCCACTGCTGGAGGAGACGAGAAGAATAAAACACCATGCTTCTTTGACCTAGGCTCAAACCTGCATTCTATAATTTCGTATGGGGCAGTTGTACTCCTAACTACCGCATAAGCTTCCTGTGAGCCTAATAGATGGCTTACAGGGATTTCTGTAGAGGTACCATCGCCTATAATTTGAGTATGTTTAAACCCTGTACCAGCTGAAAGGACTATGACTTTTTTTGAGTTAAGGTCTACTACTTGAGAAAAGTCTAAAGTTATTGCATTTAATGTAGTTGCGTTCCAGTTTACTATAACGTTTTCGTAATTATTTACATTTTGTACAATAACTAAAACTTCTCTTGTACCCAAATTATGAGTAATTAAAAATGAGCTATTTATACTATCACCAAATACTTCTGTATAGGATCCTCCGGTATTTTCGTAAATAGATATTACGCCGGGTATAAATTTTGTTCCGTTAAACTTAAGTACTTGGTTTGTAGATGCCCCAGAAGGGTCTATCTCTATTGAGTCAACTAAAAGTGTGCTTGCCTGCACTTGCGAAACATTTATTGTTGACGGAAGCGATAGGGTATATGCTCCGCTTGTAGAACTAACAGTGATCTGACTTGCTGTACCAACAATCGAAGATATTAACGCTGCTCCGTACTATGGAGTTTGAGGAATTCTTATAAAATAGTTTACCATCAGCGTAATTTATTGCTAATTCACCATCCTCCAAAGAAGATGGTGTTTGGGCTACCTGTCCAGATCTTTTTACCTTTAAGATATTAACCATAATATGGTTTTTCCTTTACTTAAAGAATGGTGGGAAGAACGGTGGGAAGAACGGTGGGAAGAACGGTGGGAAGAACGGAGGGAAGAACGGTGGGAAAAACGGTGGGAAGAATGGAGGAAAGAAAGGTGGGAAAAACGGTGGGAAGAAAGGTGGGAAGTATGGCGGGAAATACGGTGGGAAGTAAGGAGGAAAATACGGTGGGAAAAATGGGCTCTTTCTAGTGTAATCTATATTAGTGTCCATCGGTGTCAAAGCACCTGCTATTGGAGTTTGGGCAGTTACGTCACCAAGTTGGCCTTCTACGTCAGTAGAAACATTAGTTATTGTACCAACGCGAAAACCAGCCGTTGTGATCGCTGTGTTAGCAGCGCTGTCTTTTCCGGCCAGTTACGGTCGGGACTGCTTTTTTCCTTGTTCCTGATTTGTCACCTGTTGCCATATTATGCTGCCAAGTCTCCTATTAAAACCCAAGTATTTGTTGCTAACTTGACAAGTGTAGCAGATGACCACTGTGCGCGCAACTTCAAACCTGGAGTTGCATTGACGGAAGCAGACCCAGTACCTGCAATAGTTAAAGTACCTGCCCCCTTTCTAAGAATGTCAATCTTGTCACCTACAGCAAAGGCAACAGATGCATTTTCTGGCACTGTTAATGTCATAGGGCTGCTATTATCCATGGTAATCAGTTTAGCTAGGTCCTCAAGGACTAAAGTATATGAAGTTCCTGTTTGAGCATTAATCTCTGACCTAAATCCAGATCTAGCTGGGCCAGTTGCTAACATGGTAGGAGTTACCGTAGCCGTATCGGTAGTATAAACTCCGTTAACAACGGAAGCTGCTTGACCAACGTAGGTATTTGCGGTTAAAACTTGTGTTGAACCAATTGTAATAGAATTGCCTGCAGCGAGTGTTATTCCGCTATTTGAAACTAAAGACTCAGCAGTTACGTTATTTGCCTTTAGCGAAGCGTAGGCTAATCCTGCTTCAGAGAAGTTTACTGTTGAAGATGGCTTTGTTGTTGCTGATGTAAATATTTTAAAGACGCCGTCTGATGCGTCTCTGACTATACCAGAGTACCTAGTGCTTGGTGTAGCATCGCTATTTTTATATGCTGTGACAAAACCAGAGTCGAGTATGTCGCTAGTATTTGCATTTGCTAAGAAAATAAAAGGATCAGTTACTGAAAGGTTTGCGGTTTCTACGGTTGTACCACCACCACCAAAGGCTATTGTTCCTTGTATGTTAACGTTTCCTGCAATGTTTAAGTTTCCTTGGATACCAACTCCACCAACAACAGTAAGTGCTCCAGTTGATGGACTTGTTGAAGGAGTTGGTATTTCTATATGAACATTAACATCTGGGAATATTGTCATTTGGGTGTTGTCCGAGGACAATCCACCAGCAGCAAATACTATATGGTTATGGGTTCCATTTGCTCCAGTTGCAAAAACTAAATTACCACTACCTGTTGTATTGGCTTTGGCTTCATAGAATATGTAGCCATCATGGGCTCCAGTAATAGTGAATGCTGGGTCGGAGAAGTTACTAGATGTTACTCCCATATCTATCCAACCGCTTGCATCTGTACCAGTGTCGCAATAAGCTATGATGTCAGTAGAAGAATCTGGGCTTGTGCCGGTATTTCTAAAAGCTATCTGAGAATAATCAGTATGATTGGCTTGAACTACTAAAGTTGGATTAGTAAGAGTCCCAGCAAATGTGGCTGCATTTGATCCCAAGAATATATCGCCTGCAGCGCTAATATTATTAAAGCTAACATTTGCGTTTGTTCCAACTTCTTGTCCAATAGAAAGAGTATGAGTTGTGCCTTCTCCTGAAGTAGAGGCTGTTGATGTAACTCCAGTGCCACCAGTGATTGTTGCTACATAATCGCCTGTTGTATCGGTACCCAAGCTAACCGAGTTTGCAGCTATAGTTGCAGTCAGTGTTGCGCTACCAAGATCAGTTAAGGTGACCGAACCAGTTAAATCTCCACCAAGGGTAATAACTGGTGAAACTGTAGAGTTGACCCAAGCAGTGCCATTCCATTTTACGAATTGATCACTTGCTACGCTTGTTGTAGTCACATCGCTAAGTTGGTTAAATGTCATCATACCGTCTACTGGTATATTAACCCATTTGTCTGAAGCTGAATCCCATCTCAAGTGATCATTATTGGCAAGACTTGTTATATTAAAACTTACTATATCTGATATGCCTATTCTTGCGTTTCTAAATACACTGCTGCCAGCATCATAAATGATAACTTCTTTATTAGCAACTGAAGTAACGGAAACGTCAGACAGTCCATCTAAGCCTAAGCTCAATGGAGCGTTTACCCATTTTGAACTAGCACTGCTATAAGAAAGAACAGAACCATCTTGAACGCTTGTAATTAATACGTTTGAAAGATCTGATAGAGTTAATGCCCCAGCGCTAGCAACGTTATCTTGTGATGGAATAAACTTAGTACCATCATATTTTAGAACTTGACCAACAGTTGCCCCTGTTGTATCGACTTCTATCCCGTCAACTAAAAGAGTAGGTATAGTTACGGTACCAGTAAATGTTGGACTGCCTTTTGGCGCTTTTGTGTTAACTTCAGTAATTAAACTAGTTACCGTTGATCCACCGCTGGTGAGTAAATCTTCTAGCTCTTTGAGTGTATCAAAAGCAGTTCCTGCTCCGCCCAAAAGCTCAGTTAATTCAGCCTGCACAAAAGCCGTAGTTGCTATTTGCGTAGTATTAGTATTTGCGGCTGCAGTAGGTGCAGTTGGTACACCCGTTAGCGCTGGACTTGCTAATGTAGCAAAACCAGAAATAGATGCTCCAGCAGGAATAGTTACAGTACCAGTGAATGTTGGAGAAGCTATATTGGATTTAAGGTCAAGAGCTGTTTGTTGAGCTGTAGAAACTGGCTTGGCTGCATCCGTTGTATTGTCAACGTCGCCTAGGCCAACCATAGATTTTGTAATGCCAGCAACTGTTCCAGTGAAGGTTGGGTTAGCTAGTGTCGCATAACCAGAGATAACTGCTCCAGCAGGGATAGTCACGGTTCCAGTAAATGTTGGAGATGCTATATTAGATTTAAGGTTAAGAGCAGTTTGTTGTGCTGTAGAAACTGGCTTCCCAGCATCTGATGTATTGTCGACGTCTCCTAGACCAACCATAGCTTTTGTCACACCTGCAACTGTTCCAGTAAAGGTTGGGTTCGCCAGTGTTGCATAGCCAGAGATAACTGCTCCAGCAGGAATCGTAACTGTTCCGGTAAATGTTGGAGAAGCTATGTTAGCTTTATTGGCGACTGCTGCTGCTTGGAGTGTAGCCGACAAAGTTACGTTAGAAGTTCCATCTAATGAAACGCTACCTGATAAATCTCCAGCTAATGTTATAGTCCTTGCAGTAGCCCATGCAGCAGAGGTTCCTGTAATGTTTGCAGTTGTTAATAAGAAGTTATGATAAGTTGTTCCATCATTGGTGAAAGTCCATCTATCGTTACTTTCATCCCAAATAATAGAAACATTAGCGGAAGTTCCGCGTTCGACTTCAATGCCTGCATTCAATGTAGGACTTGTTGTAACTCCAGAATTCAATAGAATTATATTGTCTTCTATGACTGTAGTTTCTGTATTTAATGTAACTGTTGTGCCATTGACCGTCAAGTTGCCGGCAATAACCATACTTCCAGAAACTGTAATACTATCATCTGTAGATATAGCAGTGTTGCTCACATGCTGCCAAGACAGTGATGATTGTACTAATGTGCCTACTGCGTTTTTATAATATAAAACTCCAGTGCTTGGATCAATGGCAAATTGGCCTTGCGTTATTGAAGGTGTAGTCATTTAGTCCTCTTTCAAGATTTATTTAGAATGTTCCACCGTCGATAGTAACATTATCAATAGTGATATTGGAAACAGCGCCTCCAGTTATAGTCACATTGTTTGCATTTTGCACTGCTATTGTGCCAAGGCCTAATGTTGTACGGCTTGTTGCTGCGTCTGCATCATCTATCAAGCTTCTTCCAAATGTAGTAAGCGTAGCCAATGAAGCGGTGCCAGAACCAGTAAAGTAAGGAAGCTTATCTGCAGCTGACGTAAGACCAGCTAATGCTGCCAACTCTGCGTCGTAAGCCTGAACATCTGTTCCTATAGCTAATCCAAGAGCCGTGCGTGCATCTGAAGCAGTTGTTGAACCAGTTCCACCGTTAGCTATTGCTATTGTAGAACCATTCCATACTCCTGTAACGATTGTTCCAACGCTTGTAAGCGAAGAAGATACCACGGAACTTCCCAAGCCTGTTGCCGAAAGAACGGTTACTCCATTAACTTGGAATACTTTTCCTGTAGCTATATTTAAATTTTCAGAAGAAGTCCAGGCGTCAGTTGCATCTACCCAATTAAAAGTCTTGTCTGTACTTCCTTTTACTGTGATTCCTGCACCATCTGCAGTAACGTCACTTGGCGAAGCGGTGCTTGCCAGTTCAATATTTTTATCATCTACAGTAAGAGTTGTTGAATTTATTGATGTTAATGATCCATCTACTGTTAGGTTTCCAGATACTGTAAGATTTCCACCAACTGATGTATCTCCGGTTGTAGTAACAGTAGCAAAAGTTACGCCACTAGTTGTTGCTACAGTTTGACCTATTGATATTGTTACTGCGTTGTTTGATACAGATGTAGCTACACCAGTACCGCCAGTAAATGTCAAAGTATCACTTAAAAGATCTACTGTATCAGTTCCAGTTCCACCTGCTATAGAAAGAACAGTTGCAACATTTGCTTCAGACGCAGCGGTTAAACGACCTTGTGCGTCTACTGTAAATGTAGGTATCTTTGTTGTTGACCCATATGATCCTGCTGTTACTGTAGTGTTATCTAAATTAAGAGTTACCGTATCTGTAATAGAAGCAACGCTTGTTAAACCTACTCCACCAGATATAGTAAGAGTGTTGCTTGTGTTAATTGTTTGGCTAGATCCACTATCTGCAGCAACAGTAAACGACGCATTTATAATTGAGTTGCTAATTAAATTATCTACATATGTTTTAGTAGTTGCGTGTGTATTTGCGCTTGGAGTTGGGACTATTACAGCTCCAGAAAAAGTTTTATCTCCAGTTATTGTTTGCGAAGTTCCAAGTGTGGCATAAGAACCGTATCCTCCAATAGCAATTACGTTAGTTGCTGTACCACCGGCACCGCTAGTCCCTTTACCGTAATAAAGAGTATTGTCGGCTTCATTAAAAGCTAACTCTGCATTTTCCAGACTATCCGGCGCACCTGCGGCACCAGATCCCGATCTTCTTCTAATTCTTAGAATGTTAGCCATTTAAAAATTTCCTCCATCGACTAGATTGCTTTCTGCATAATTGATCCACTGCGAGCCGTTATAGCGCAAAACTTGACCACTAGCAACTGAGCTTATAGTAACATCGGTGAGACCATTTAGTACCGATTGTTCGGCGATTTGTCTTTCTGCTTCGAAAATCCTTGCGCCAACTGTAGAAAAAGTACTACTAGGATTAACTCCTAGTTCTGCTTCTATTGCTTCTACTGCATCGTTTAGATTAGAATGCTGAGTATGATGAGGTACGGTGACAGAGTTCAACATATCAGTAGAGCTTGGGTTCGTGAAATTGTCTAAAGATGCTGGGTATTGTATCGGCACGTATATCTCCTATAAAGACATTATTTTAGTTAAAGTGTTGCTCCAATTTATAGTAATTGGTACTTGTTCATTAGTGAGTGTATATGGCAGACCAATTCCTGTATCTATGTAAAAAACTAATCTAGAGGATGAATCTGTTGAGCCTACTTGGTACAAAACCACAGCTTCAAATGGACCACTAGAATAAGAATCTACGGTGATATCTGCAGCATCTATTACCCCAAGCGTGTTTGTTATATTAGAAATATTACCAGTCCTATAGGCTATAGCACTGACATTAATATTAGAAACGAACTCATCAGAATTTTGAGAAGGAGTATATAAAGAGCTTTTAATAAAAAGAAGTTTATAATTATTTGCTGAAAAGTTAATTTGCCCATTAAACAAAGCCTGTTTAGCTTTTCCATAAATAAAATTAGCCATTTAAACGCCAATTTCTTTAGATATTATAATTCTATATTTATATCCAGTTTCGAAGTATTCTTTACCAGAAACAAAGAAAGAAGGCGTAACATCTTGAGATGGAAAGTCTAAGTATACTTCAGGCTTCCAAGAATGCATAAGTACTTGTGTCGATACATTCTCCCACCTTGATGGTTGTCTTTGCACTTTTTTCTTTTGTACCTTAAAATAAGTATTGTTTAGAAAGTTTGAAGCTGGTCTCTCGCTAAAAACTATTTTTATTCTTCCATCAGAATAATCATTATCTAAATAAAAATCTCCATTAACTGGATCAGTGGATTTTATATAAAAATTAGGATTCTTTGCTATTATCTGATATGAACTAAATGCATCAACTCTAATTGATTTATCTTCAATTAAAGTCTCTACTAACGTTGGTTCATTAACGCTATTGAATGTATTTGTTCCATTCGAGTTCGGAGTAGCGCCACCAACAAGTGTAGTAAACACTATTTGTTCTTCTGCTATTGGTTCATTTGCTGCATCAAAGAAATTAATTAATCTGATACTGTATTCAGTGCCAGGCTCTAATTGCACATTCCAAAGAAGCTTTAATGTTCTAGAAATTGAGTTAAAATCTGCTAATGTATCAATAGTTTTAAACGGTGCATTTAAAACAGTTGGTGTTGCAGAAGTTGTTTGAACAATAATATTTTCTTTTTTAATAGAAGATATCTTTATAGTTCTTCCAAATTTAATAGAAACAGTACCAAGACCAACAGCGGCGTTTTGTATCAAATTTAAAGCCACTTTATTCTCCCGTCTTCAGGCATGTTCTTATAGTAACAGTATCATAATAAAAAAAGTAGTACAAAAAAGAAGGGAGTGGCTTGACGCCACTCCCAACTCTTCCACAGTGTTGCCACTGTATATTACGGATAGTTTTTTCGTAACTACAACGATATCTATCCTAAGGTTTTTATTATGCCATCTCGTTTGTGACTTGTACTTCGTAGTTACGGGCAAGTCTAACGTTCTTAGCAACAGTGATACCCTCACCGTCACCAAGCATTACGATGTCATAACGCTCTTTCATCTTCATTTGACGGATGTCGCGTGAAGGATCATCGAACTGATCGGTGCTCATGTCGTCTTTTACAAGAAGTGTTCCAACTTCATTACGGTCGATCAAGAAGAGGTCAGACATTGCTGGCGTTCCACCTGATTTTGCGGTGAAGCTAACGAAAGGAGAAACGATAACATTCAGACCCATAGGAGCGGTGTTGTTAAGAGCACCTGCTGCTGAATCTGGACGGTATCCCCAACTCGTGTTAACTGCAGCTGCCGAACCACCGGTGTGGAAGATAGCGTCCTTAAGGAACACTGACCACATAAGTGGGTGCAAGATGAAGTCTGTTGGAACATGATTTTCGGCCATAAGAACAGCTGCCATGTCGATAATATCATCCCATGTAATGGTCTTGTTGGCTGCGCCATCAATTCCACGACCGGTTGTATCGGCATATGAAGCATGCTCATTGTCAAAAACAATGCTTGCTGCATCCTTGAATCTGCTCAACGCAATTTGCTCTTTCAAACGAGCCATTGCGCGACCAGCTGCACGGACATGCAGGCCAACGATATCCCAAAGTGAATCTGAGATGACTTCCTCTGTGAAAGCCAACTTGACACCCTTCTTGGATACTTTACCTTCTACTTGCTTCGCAAAAGCGAGAGCTTGTTCTGGATATTCTTGTCCTTCTGGGATCTCTGCTGCCTGGATTGCGTTAACTGCTGGGAACTCCAAGGAGCGTCCCTTACCTAGGCGTACAGTCGAAAGCAGTGGCGTTACCAACAATTGTGGCTCTGCTGCTTCTTTCAATGTACGTGAGATAACCTTAGGAAAGAGGGCTGCTGCATCTGGTGATGCAAAAGCTTCTCTAATAGTTACTCTATTATCTCTATCGAGATAACCGTCCTCAGTTAATGCTGTTTCCCAAGCTGGGAGACCCGAGAGGAGCTCTTGGATTGATTTACTCATCTTAGGATTATTCCTCCTGTTAGTGTTTTCTTTTGTTTATTATTACAGTGTAAGATTGACACGGAATGCGCCAAGTACATTTGTTACATCCAGGTTTGAGCGGATGCCCAGTTTGCCCTGATAGGTGCCTGCCTTAGTGACCTCAAATACGGTCTTAAGAGCACCAGGATCCGATGGCAATTGCATGTAGGAAAGCAGACCATCATCAAAGTTGGTTGCAAACTTTTCTACTTCAATAACCTTACCCACCTGGAGGTAAGGATTTGTACCGCACAGTGCCGTGGTTAACGTTACTGGGCGACCCATGTGGTCAGCTCTAATCAAAGAACCTACTTCCACATTTGAGTTGATTCCACCGATAATTGGATACTCTACATAGCCGTGGGTAATGAAACCTGCGCCCTGTGAAGTGCCCTTATCAAATGGTCTGTAGAGATCGTACTGAGCAACACCGACTGGTGTTGACAGTGTCGCTACAGTGACTGCTGTATCTACTGAACCACTGCTATATGCAGGCGTTGCAGCGTTTGTTGGATCCCAGCTTGCAATGGTATCGCCCCATGTTTGGTCAGCGGCACTACCGTTAGCTGGTACGAATCTTGCATCACCATTTGCATCAGCGACAACCGAAAGAATAGTTCCCTTAGGAATTACGATTTCAAAGCGATCATCTTCTGAGTCAAGGTACCACGTTGGCAAAGCAACGTGTGGAAGGATGTAGGCTGCTGGTGCAATACCCTCAGAAACTACGAATCTTCCTGATCCGGTTTTAGCATATACTTTACGAAATTTAGCTAATGACATTTTTATTCTCCTTGTTTAATTAAAGTTTACGACGGCCCATAAAGGCATCAACGAAAAGTTGTTCTGCAAGATCGACTTCTGGGATTTCTACTTTTGCTGTCTCTTTTTCAAGAGAGAGAACATTAGCTTCTTCCTTCGAGCCTTCTGCTTCACTTGTAATCTCTGGTACTTGATTGCTAGAAATTTTCTTAGCTGGCATTTTTGCAATATCTCTTAAAGAGTCAGCGAGCGATGCTGCTGTTCTTTGTGAATGATCTTTTATCAGTTCATCTCTATTTTCAATTGCTTCAACGCCGGCTGCAATCTTTGCATCGACTACTCTTTCCGACAATACCCTATGAAGTGCCGACTTAAGGTTTTTGTTTTCTTCTTCAAGAAGAGCTACCTTTGCTAAAAGATCATCATTTTGCTCAACGGCATCGACTGTTGTTTCGTCTTTGAGCTCTTGATCTTCTATTGGTTGAACTTCTTCTTCCTGAGTTACATCAGGATTTTCTGTTGATTCTTCAGCTTTTTCGGACTTAGCTTCTTCTTGCACATCCGACTTATCTGCGTCTTCAACTGAAATCTCTTTAGACTCTTCTGCATCAGCTACAACCTCTGGGGTTGCAACAGTGTCTTCTGAATCAGCTTCTACTACTTCTTGCTCAACAGCAGCTTCTTCCTTGTTTAAGGCGTCAGCGGCTATCGACGACAAATCATCGCTGAGCTCATTAGCTACGGCCAAGATGTCTTCTTCTTCTTTAAGAACGGTCATTTCAGAATTCTCCTCATTGTTCTTTGAGTCCTGCCTAGATGATAGTAATGCACTATCATTAATAATGTAATTATCGCTCTCTTGAACAGACATAGCTGACAAGAAAGCGCCCTTCAACTGAAGGTACACAGGTCTCGATTCTTTCTTTTTCATGCCAGTAAAAAGCGACTTGCTTTCACTGACCGAATACACTTCTTCCTCATCCATACTTAGGATAAAGGCAGAACTTCTAGCTACCCAGTCTGAGTCGTTAACTTTAACATCACCACTAGATGGGGCCTTACTTCTAACGCTAGATCTTTGGTCTGCTGGCTGATTGACAAAAGAGTATTCTTTAAACGACAGCTCTTGCATTTCTATGTAGGCAACTTTACCCTTATAGACTTGACCTCTTTTATACTTAGACATCTTTGGTCTTCCGCTTGCGTCTTCTTTAGCAAGGTCTTCACCGCTAATGCTGCAAATAGCTTTTCCGGCTCTTCCGCCTACTGAGCCAGTTAGATACCTTTTGTCCATGACTTTCTGAGCAGCTACTGGATCTGTGATAGCTATTTGCAAACGTACGAACTTAGAGCCATCTGCTTCTTGGTCCATCTTTGCAGCCATTACTCTGCCGATAGGCTCAGTGTTAAGGTCGTGATTTAAAATAATAGGCTTAGGGTATGGTTCAACCCATGACTGTAAAGCTTTGTCTAATTCTTCTGCTGAGTAATTATTGTAATTACCAGTTAGTCCGTTCGTGGATTGCGGCTACTTCAATTATTAGACCATGGGTCAATGAATTTGATTCTGAAAAATTAAAGTCTTCCTTTTTCATTTCAGGAAGCTCTATAGTGAAACTTTCTTTAAAATCAAATGCCATTGTTATCTCCGTTTATTTTAATATCTTAACTTATAGTAATATATTTTACATGATTAAACACATTTATGCAAATATATTCAACTGTTTATACTGATTGATAGGCTACTTGCTGCCTACTGTCTCCCTTTTCTAAGAATTCCTGCATTTGGCCTTGACCCATAATGTGTGGAGTATATATATAAGACGCAGAAAAAAGGTTATAATTTTTTTCTGCGCAGTTTTTACTCCAACCTAGATCTTCGCCTTGTGCGTGAAATTCATAGTTTATATTTTTATACACATCCTTCGACATCATCTTAGCTGCCATTATAACATCTGATTGGAAGTAAGACCCTAACGGATAAGAAATATTTCTATGAGCCTTTTCATAGTTAGTACCATTAACCCATGACATCACACTAGGAAAGTCAATTCCAAATGGTGTCATAAACATCAACGTATTAACTGCGTCAGCGCCCATAGAAATATGACTTAATAATAATTCTATTGTGTTTGGATTAGTAAGTAAAACATCTGAGTCAAGACTAAAATATGCATCGGCGTTTGCGTCTCTTACTTTTTCTAAAATAGAATTACGCATTGAAACCATATTAGTATATTTAGCATAAGACCATTGACGGGTCCCTTCTTTGTGTGAGAAATGAGCTAAATCATCTCTTACTTCTAAATCAAATATTTTTACTTCCGGATGATGCTTCTTCCAAGCAGATAATACTCCTATAGTTTCATCATCATCAGTTCCCAGTTCAAAAACAAAACCAATATCAGATAAGTTGACAGACTGGTTTTCAATGAAGTACAACCAAGCTGGCAAAATCCAATCTCGTTTATAAATTGGGCATCCTATAATTATCATCAAACACAATCTTTCATCTTAAAGTTTTTTAATTCCAAACACTTTTATTAATTGTTTTTAGTACTTTGGCTTCTTCTTCTTTTTAGCAATTGCTGCTTGAAGAAATGGTGGCAGCTTCTTCTGCGCTGGCGTCATGCCGTCCGTTTTTGCTGCAGCTTTTTTAGCTGCTGGTGCTGCTTTTTTTGCCATTTTCTTTGATACTTTCTTCATTGCCATATTTTTGTCTACTTCTTTCTTTTGTTGATTTTTCCTAGCGTTTTTGCTAGATTTGCTTGTTTTACAGTTAGCTTACTATATCGCGTTGGATTTTTTGTGACTGCTGCTGCCATAGCTGGAACTGATTTACCAGCCTTTTTTGCTTTCTTAGTAAAAGCTCCAGGCCTTTTGATTGCCCCTGCTATCCAATTCTTTTTGGCTGCCATTACTTCTTTTTCCTTGCAGCTCTCATATTATCAATTAGATTTGGATATGGTCGTCCTGCAGCTTTTGCCATTGCTTTTGCTGAAGCTTTTGCTTTAGTACTTAGTTTTTTAGGTTTAGATTTTGGACTTGGTTTATCCCAAACTTTTTTCTTACTAGCCATAATTTACTTCTTTCCTTTATTTCTTTTGGAAATAGCTGCAGCTTTCTTTTTAGCATCAGCTTTTGATGAAGCCCCCCAAGCCTTAAGTGACAATAAAAGTCTTGTTGGTTCACCGTTTGGTTTACGTTCTGGACCAGGCATTCCGCCCATGCGTGCAAGGAATGAGGCACGTCTTGGGTTGTCGCCTGATTTTACTGGTGCCTTTAAGTTCATGCCTTGCTTCTTTGCTGAAGCACGCCCTTTTGCGTTAAGTCCACCTTTAGGGTTTTTACCCGCTTTTGTTTGCCATGCTGGTGATTTAGCCATTACTTTTTCTTCTTTGCTTTGTTCTTAGTCTTGGAAGATTTTGCTGGCTTTGCATCAATTCCGTATGCAGAATTGTTTTGCCCCATTCTAGGACCAGCTATATAAATTTTCTTTTTCATAACCATTGCTTTACTCCTTTACTTCTGCAATCATTATTCTTTAGTTTTAGCTTTAGCCTTTACTTCTTTTGATTCAACATCTTCTTTTACTTCTAAAGTGTCGATCTTAGGTTCTGCAATTTTTTCTTCTACTGTTACTTTTTTTTCTTCTACTACTGCAGTAGGTTGTTTTTCATCTTCGTCTGAAGAAAGAAAATCTTCTATAATATCCATTTTTTCTTTTAGCTCTTCTATAACTGGAATCAATTGCTCTAATATGCTTAACACATGGACATTAGCCAAACGGTACTGGCTATTTAAAACAGAATTTTCTAATTCTTCTAACAGATTTTCATCTACTATCATATATCTCCTATAGTGTAATCGGGTTATTTTCTTCGACTACAGTATAGTCGTTATCGAGCAACTTTTCAATTGCTGGAAGCCAACTTAAATCATCAGCTGATCTTTTAATATTAGAAGATTTGTTTCTTCCGAACTGGTTAGATGGTCGAGCTTTATTCCCAGCATCTTTTGTTTTAGAAGGTAGATTTACCTGACCCTTAGGTGCTGGTGTTTGTCCGTCTCCAGTTTTGCTAGTAGAAGTTGCTGCTGGCGTTGGAGCTACTGCAGCTGCATTTGCTGCTATATCCATTTGCATTTTTGCCTGCAAAGCCATATATAATTGTTGTTCATCTAACTCAGAGCTTAGGCCAAGTACTAATCTTGCTTCGTCTAATGTTATTAGATTATTAACATACTTCTGGATTAAATGGTTTTCTTTCTTAACCTGAGTATCAACATCTATCTCTTTAAATCGCAAGAAACATCTATCTGATATAGTATCTTCTATTGGGTTTGCAATTGGATCAAAGCCACCTTCAAAAAGAAGTTCGTTAAATATATGCAGTCTTACTAGATCAGAGAACTGCTTTTGTAATTGCTTAACCTTGTCATACAAAGCAGCGTCTAGTCTTTCGGTAACTGATCTGTTACCACCATTCATGCTCATACCAAGATGGTGAGGAGCAACGCCTAGACCTACTGCAACTCTTTCTTTGAAATGATTTAGGTACTGTGATGCATCAAGTGCAGTGTTGTTAGCCCCAATGACGTCTACAGCGTGTCTGAATGGCAATATTAGCCCACCTTCAGCTCTTATGTTTTCTATCTCAGCTGCAGCTTTTGTTATTTCTTCTGGCTCTGCTGGTTGCTCTGCTGTACCAATCGTGTACTTGTAAAGTGGGAATAGTTCTCTATGGACTAAGTTTTGTATATCTTCTTCCATTTGTCTTAATGCAATAATGTCATCAAGGACAGTAGACAAAGCTGGAGTACCAAAAGCTCTTCCTGGCTTTTTATCAAAGTACATGTGTATTACGCGCTCGGCAGACCATACTGGGTCTTTGTCGTTTGGCGAATATGTTAAAGGGTCAGTTGCCTGTTGGTAGGCTTTAGCTCTGTTCTGCTTGTCTCTTAAAATGTATACTTGCTCAGTAGGTATCAGATAGAACCCAGCAATTGGGTCGCTACCATTAACTGGAGTTAAAGTATCAGGGAAGTAAGAACTTAAATCAGCCCTAGCTTTGACAATAAAAACGTTTGAATACTTTATTAGCTGGTCAGACAGTTCCATCAAAAATTCCGAAAACGGTCTTTTCATCGTCATTTCAAAAAAGTCTATTCTCCTATAAAGATAGGAAACAGCCTCTTCGTTCTCGCCAATGATTTCCCAGCCCTCTTTCCAAAAGAGTTCACGGTGCTTAGACACAGCCTGACGGGCATAGCCGTCTGTGTCACAAGCTTGGGTAATCCTATTAAAGTCGTACGGAGACGGCTCGAAAGCAGCTCTTGTGTCATAATAATAAGAAGAACCTCGAAAGCCTAAAGCTAACGCAGCTATCTTAATGCTCTTACTTAAGCCTTTTAATTCTTCTGGTTTTAACGCTTTTTCAACTACTGAAGAGCCACTATTGTCAGAGAAAAAAGGCAGATATGATCTAACGGCCATAGGATATACCCTGCTTTAAACTAGGTTTAATTATAATAGTAATTGAAATTACTAATTTTACTTACTTGTTTCAGACAATCCAGACATTTCGAAAGATTTCTTAATAATAAGACTCTTAACTGCTTCAAGCCAAAAGATTGTTTCAGTTTCAGAAAAATCGCTCTTATAGGAAAGATTTTGCTGTGAAATCTTAATAACTACAGTTGCCTCTTGCTGGACATCTTCTACTTCTACATTGGTATCTTCACTCATTGAAAGTCATCCTTTTGTTTTGTGTTTTTTATTGTTTCTGGTTCTTTTGCAGGAGCGTTTAAATTAATCTCAGCTGTAAGCTGTTTAATTGTAGCATCCTTTATTATGCCTTCAAGAACTAAGGCGTTTACCTTGTCCTGGAAAGCTTGCATGATGAAATTTACATCTAAATTATTTTCCATGAATTTTATTATATCATCTTAGCTTCTAAAGTAGCAACTTTTGCAGATAATTCTTGTATTGCTTTAATTATAGGAGATATAAATTCCTCATACCTAAGTGCTTGGTCTGAGTCTGGGTTTTCCGTATCTGTTAATATCCATGGGCCAAAATCCTTTGGATCAATATTGTTTTTATCTATTGCTTCTTTAACTTCCTGAGCAATCAAACCTAGGTGCCTTCTTTTACCTGGAGCACCTATTCTTACCTCTGGTATATGTGTAATTGGATCTCTTATTTCTTCTCCGTTTTCGTCCAATACTGCTTCCATGTAAGAAGCTATTCTTCTGTAAGAAACTGGGCGTAAGTCATTAATGAAATCTAACCCAATATGTATATCTTCTATTGCTGTTTTTGTTCTTCTGTCTGAAGTATTTATTGAACCATCAATCGACCAAACTTCTGTCCATCTATAATCTGAAACTCCGAAGAGCCTTGTTGTTATCTAGGTATGGGTACCAATGGGTTTTTGACCCGCCTGTAGCCCTGCTTCTCATGCTTATGGCATTTACTAAAACGCCATTATCTGGGTCAACGACAAAAGACCCTGGTTGACTAGCATCCCATTGGTAGACTACAAATGCACCATTAGATAATAACATAGCTATTGGGTCATAAGGTACGTTGCCATAATATGTCCCTGATGTTCTAATCCCGCCACCATCAATAATCCAGCCACCAATAGTTCCACCAGTGGCTGTTAGGTTTCCTGTATTAACGGTTCCAGTGATATTGGCTGTTAGGGCGGTCATGTTCCCGTCATTATCTACGCTAAAATAAGGAAAATAAATACCAGACGAACCACCTGTGTCCACCTGTATGTACCTAGAATCTGAACCTGCCCTAAAATAAGCCGTATCATTGGCTTCTCTTCTTACCCATGCGTTGTTCCATGTTCCATCTATCCCTAGACCATTATGATCCGCAGCGTCGTTGACGTTTTTGCCAATGTAAACATCTCCAGCTCTTAAATACCCGGTCATTGTTCCGCCAGATGCGTTTATTGTTCCGGTAAATGTTCCAGATGTTGCAGTAACTGCTCCAGTAAAAGATCCAGACGTTGCAGTTATCGCTCCACTAATAGTTGCTCCTGTGGCAGATAGCACTCCGCCAGCAGTCACCCCAAACTTTCCTGATGTAGTTGCTACTGTACCATCTGAAGATATAGTTAAACCAGTTGTAGTTACGGATTTTGCATTAATTTCTCCTCTTATTGATGCTGCACTAAACTCTGCATTTCCGTCACCTTTAATTGCCCAACCAGAACCATTAGCCCCAGCTACATAACCTGATGATTTTATTATTGAGTTAACTCCATCTAAAGCAATGATGGATGACGTTATAGTTCCTGCTTTTATCTTTGTGGCGGTTAGCTCTGTTATTTCTGCAGAGTCAATTAGTGTTGCAACTGAACCAATTAGCGAAGTCCAAGGGCCCCTGTTGCCAGAGTTGTCGAAAGATCTTACTCTGCCATAATAGATCGGGGGTGTGACAGCATTTAACGCAACTGTAACACCTGCTAAAACTACAGTGAATACGCTGGTATAGCTAGATCCGCTCTTGCAGTAACGTGGTAAGACTGTTGGTTGAATATACTTGATAATCGTATCCAACTAAGTCTTTATCAGTAGGCGCATCAAATTTGAACATAACAGACTTTGAATTACTGTACAAAAAGAAATTTGCTATATCTGGGGTGCCAGGAATAGTTTCATCTCCCGGTGTTTCAAATATAAAACTTTTTTCAGCAATTATAGTTGATATATTTTTATCGTTTACTAAAACTTTTGCCAAGTACCTTGTATTTGGCTTTAGGTCTTGTATGGTCTGTCTAAATTGGGTCATGATTCTCCTTAAGATTTAAATGAAAGTACACTAGAGTATTCTTTGGAATCCAATGTAGCTACTGGTCCTTCTAGATATTTAAAATTTATAAACTGGACAACAGTATCTGCTTGGTTAATATTATCTTGTTCTATTACTTCTATAACAAAATAATATTCTTCGCTGTATTCTAGTGTGTCTATCTCGTAAACTAACTTTGAAACACTTTCATTGGAAGCTAGGTTTATAATTACATTGCTCACGACTTCTTTTTCTTCAATAGTAATTGAAGTATCATTAGCGTAATCATTTGTTGTTATGGCTTTTTTGATAATTTTAAGTTTAAATTTTCCACCATTTTTTAAAGTCTGCGCGGTTAATTGAAGTATAGGGCCCTTAAAAGAACCGGTCACTTTTGACCCAGGATTATTAGATTTGTACTCAAGCCAATCAGTTGTTTGGTTATAGTAAGAAAAAACTGGAGAACCATCAGTTGCGTCATTCTTGGCATCAACTGTAGTTAGATAGCTTGCTATCGTCGATATGTTCAAGTTGTAATCTGCTGTTAGAAGATTTGCCGGCGTGTTAGTAAAAGAAGTAATATTTGCTTGACTAATTTGTTTGTACTTTACTACGCCTGAGTGCGTAACTGGTTCTACATATTTTATATAAGAATTGCCGTAATATATATGATATTTTTCATTTATTGCGGTTCCCTGTTTGTGGGTATCGCCACTTAAAAAATACAAAGTAGAATTAATAATATTAGATTTTACAACTTTAAATATATTGCTAGTAGGGTCACTTTGATATACAACAACATATTGTTTGTTGTCTGTTGTTTTTGTTTTATTCTTATCTACTTTAGTATAAAAAGAATCATCGTTTATTTTGACTACCAGTAAATTATTTGGCTCTATATCATAATACGGAGCACTAATCTTAATTTCGTTTCTCATTGGTGGAAAGATATATCTTGCATTTACGTCGTCGAATGATCCATCCCTTGATAAATAGTTAAACCAAGACATGACTAATCCTCTAATTCCACATATTCGACAATCATGTTAAATCTTTCATTGTCAATTCCTTCGGCTGATTCAAGGCCTAAGCTAGCACTTATTATAACATCAACAACTGGGACACCGCCAGTTAAAATTTCTGGGTTATAAGAATCTACAGATACAGAAACAGGATTGTCTGGATCTGTAAAGTTTTCTAAAAATTGTTTATCTATTCTATCCTGAGAATAGTCTACCGAACTAGCTCTTATGGGAGATGAGCCATCGGCTGCTGAGTGACTATGGTTAGCTAAATCTAGACCTCCTATTGTGGACCCTTCTGAGATAGTTATATCACCAGTAATAACTCCACCAGATCTCAACAAGTATTGAGGATGGTTGTCTTCTAATAAGTCAGTAAAATATTTATGACTTGAGTTTAATGTTTCATGCTTTTCATTATTAACTGAAGCTTGCTCAAAATACCCGGCATATTCGTCATAGGGAACATCAATAAAATATCTTTCGGACTTAGTGCCAGAAACAAACTTTAGTTGTCTTGTATAAGAAATGTATCTTCTTTTTTCTCTAATCATAGCTAAGACGCCAGATATCTTTTTATCTGCGTTGATTCTTTTATCTCTTAAGTCAGCCAATAAAGATGCTAAGTTTCCATTAATAGAAGAAGCTGCTATAACAACTTCTTTAGCTAAGTTAGGAGACTTTGTTCTCATGCTGCTAGATAACAAAGAAAGCTCTAAAGGATACGCGACTAAGCTTCTTGACTTAATAGCTGGAGATAAGAAATTGTCATAATACATGTCGCATGTATCTACCATTTCTCTTTTTGCCAAACCTAAAAGTTTTTTTGTTTCTGATTGGTAAGAGTTTATTCTGATCGAAAAAAATGCTTCAAATTGTGCTGCTTGGATTTGAGTGACATTATCCACCTCGGATTGGGGGAGTTCAGGTGGGCCTGAGAAGATTTCACGGGCAAAGAGTTTCGTATATTCTTTACACGTTTTTGCCCATTGGTAGAATTCTTTTGCGACCTTTTTTTCTGTATCATCGTCGTATTCATCCCCTATCGTATACAGCATGACGTTGTTCATGCGTAGCATCTCGTAATGCATGTACGATATAAATGTCTTAATGTCATAGTAAAAACTTAATGTAGTTTTACCGACATAAGCGTCGTACTCCATTACTAATGCTCTACAGCCCCTACACTGATGATCTACAGCGTAAAGGTATTCTTGGTAACTTATGTAGTTAGGTGCTGGTTTTTGAGATATTGTTATAATATCTGAAACTTCTGTTTTTGCAGCATTTACCACTTCTGACCACACTTGATTATGTGCTTCTTCTAAATCTGGAGACAAAGAACTATCTAAATAAGTAATATCTAGCAATGCTTCTATTTCTCCAATAACTTTACTCATTGACATTATTGCATCAGCTATTTCTGCCAAAACATTACCCCTAGGGATGACTTCTGTCATTGAACCTAAATAATGATTCATTGTTCTTAGGTCTGGCTGTCTTTGCATAGCCATATCCATTAGTTCGCTAGAAGTCAACCCACTTGTTTCAAATGGTGGGTTAGTATCAAATAAATTTGGTGACTGTGGGACGTTCGGCATATTTACTGACATAATTTCTCCTAAAACATATTTCTTTTTATCTTAGCGGTTGTTTTTTTTCTAAATCCCGCTTTGGGTGTACCAACATTAATTTTGTCTGCTCTTCCAACTCTTTGTTGATTATCTAAAGTATTAGTCGAAGAAACTAGTTGTTCTTCCGGCATAAAAAATGTATTCGATATACTTTCTGTATTCATAGCATACTTAGCTTTACTGAACTCTCCATAGTTTTGGGTAATTGCCAGTAATGCTAATATCAAAGCATCGTGCGCGTGATCAACTGCAGAACCACCAGCTTCAAAGACAGGTCTTCCAGTTTGGGTGGTTCTTACTACGACATAAGATATTAATTGCATAAACATGTCATCGTCAGATGCGGGAATACACAATTGTTCTCTTTCTAGAAATTGTCTTAAGTTATCAACCATAAAAGGCTTTAACTCTTTTTTGACCATTAGCTTAGTGTAAGGGTCTCTGATGTCTATTGTCTCTGCAAAGCTGACGCCTTTTACTTTTTCTTTTAATCCAGTATTTGGATTTTCTACACCATGCTTACGCAACAGCTCAACTTGTACTTCACCATAGCCTCTGTCCACATATATGTGTTTTGGGTTCAACATTGTGTTGAGTTCTATAATTCTAGCTACAGCCTTAGTTAATGTATATTCAGACTTTTCTATTTCTTCTCTAAAGCAAAGTTTTATCTTGCCTCTAAATTCTGCTTCTTCATAGTTTTCAGAACAAACTTCTAATACTACTATGTTTGTTCCGGCTCCATATTTGTCCCAGTCAACTCCAATAACATGGAAACTTCGTGCCGAAGTTATAGTTGGTATGTAAGACCAACCTGGATCTATAAAAGCTAAGTCAACGTATCTTCTTGGATACACTCCTTCTGAGTCTTCTCCCCAGTCTGCTTCGATTTCGTGGCGATATCCCATTTCGGAATATTGTTCTCTAAATTCATCTTCTTGTTCTTTACTAAAGAATGGGTTTGCGTATGATGGAAACCAAAATTCCTTAAACCTAGGATTCCTACACCATTCCCAGAATTTTTCTCTACGACCAGTTGGGGTAGATGCTGCTATTAAAACTTTGTCTGGTTGGTCTTCAGCGGTTTTCTGGAGCATTGCGTATAGCGCGTCAAGGTCATCATTGTGCATGTAGTCCATTTCGTCAAGCACAATTACGTGAGCTTCCTGACCACGAGCAACGTCTGACTTGCCTCCAGATCTCATTCCTGATGTGAAGAATCTAATTGTTGATCCATTAGAAAACTGAATCATAAACTGAGGGCTAGTTACTTTTCTTGTTATGGAATCAAGGACTATATTATTTTTTGTAGCTAATCTAACCATTTCTTGGTAGATTAATTCCACGTGAGATTTCATTGGCGCAATAACAAGACATCTTCCGTCTCTATGCGTGTAGCTGTAATGCAAAAGATAAACTGCCATTGTAAAAGTTTTACCTAAACGACGACCAGCTCTTAAAACTTTTCTTAATGCTGGGTCTCTTAAAATCAGAGTTTGGTAAACTCTAGTTTCTACACCCAAGAAATGCTTAGCCCATAGACAAGGATCTTTTGCGTAGTGTAATTGCCTTTGCTGCTCAGAAGATAGCCCGGCATTTAGCAAATTATTATCAACCTCAAATGGCTCATCTACTAATAATGATAATTCTCTATTAGTTAATGGCCTAGACTCAATGGGTGATCCGTCTGACCAGTTAACGTGAGTTAATTTATTAGCAAAGACCCATTCTATTCTGTTTACTTGTTTTATAATTTCTGGGTCTTGTGCTTTTAGGATCTCAAGAAGATCTTCTCTAGGAAGAGCTTCTAATCTTTCTCTAAAATTTTTAGTCTTATCTTTTAAGCTAGTCATGATAATTATCCAAAATGGGAAGCCATCATTCCGGCTTCAGAACCTAAAGCACTCCTTGCGTTTAGTCTAGAGTTTTGTATTGCAGCAACGCCTCTTGCTCTTGAAGTCGCAGCAACCTCGTTATCAACATAACCCATGCCAAAAGCAGGCTTATTAATGCTTCCCTGCATAGATTTCATGGCATCCCTTGCAAATCTGGCTCCTCCGCCTATAACTGCGGTTGCAGCCATCTTACTTATATCATACACTGCTGCTGCAGTTAATATTGGGTTAGCAAAGTTTAATGCAGCTACGCCGACTCTAGCACCTACTAGTTTAGCACCTTCTTTACCTCCGTACCTAGCTATCTGTGCAGCTCCTCTTACCCCATAGGTTTTGAGAAGACCTTGCTCTAGCATTTCTTGACCAGCCATCAAGCCAGCTTTTTTGCCTATTACAGCTTCAGTTACGTCAGCTGTAAGAAACTTTTTAGCTCCAGTTCCTGTCGCCATATTTGTGTTTACTGCTACTGAACTAGCTGCCGTGGCAGACCCTGGGGCCCCAGGTATAACACTAAGTATATCATCAGCTATAGTCTTAAAGGCCTGAGTAGGACCACCAGCTTTAAGTGCTGCTTTTTTGTTTGCATTAAAAGAATCTAATGTTAATGTTTTCCCTGCGTTTTTTCCTGCTGCGCCAACTTGACTTTGCATTTCGAGAAGCTCTTGTGCTGTTGTATGTATTGCTGTTCTACTAGATCTAATATCAGCTATTTTTGCAGCCTTGCTTCCACCTGATCTACGGACCTCTACTCCAGCTGCATCCATTCTACTCATTAATGTAGCAGCGTCGTTTACTGCTGACCTTGCTCCAGCTAAAGCTTGTCCAGATAAGTTGCCTGCTTCGGCAAAACCTTGAGCTCCACGAGCATAACCCAACATTCTTTTTGTTAGCTCTCCTCTTGCAGATGATGCTAGAGCGTTTCCAGTAGAACCTACACCATCTTTGAAAAATTTAGAGCCTACGTCTTGGCTTATAAACCTAGACGATCCATCATCCAAAACCGCACTGTAGCCACCACCACTACCTCTTATTATCTTTGCGTTTGATGAAGCGGTTACCCCAGGAGGTGCTGGTGGACCCACTCCTCCTGGAGGAGCAGCTGGCGTTCCCATCCTATTTCTAAAGTATGGTTGTTGTGTTTTAAACCTATTTTCAAATCTTCCAGTTGTTGGATTTCTAAATCGCGTTGTTCCAGTTGCTGGGTTAATCTTTTTAGTCGGACTTGCTTGTTGGAATGGAGTAGACCTTCCGCTAACTTGAGCAATCTGCAAATCTTTGACAGTTGTTGTAGCCATATTAAATGGGTCAAAGCCAGGAGTAGTTGACCTTGCTATGTCTGATATAGATTGCCTAGCTTTACCTAGCCTTTTTGTAAGCCTTGTAGTATCTTTGCCTGAAGCTGTTCTTTTTGCTATTTTTCTTTCAATGGCGTCAGTTTGGGTAGCAGCCCTAAGCATACCAAATGCTCCGCCACCCATCATTCTAGTGTCGTCACCAACTGTACCACCAACTAGTTTTTTATATTTTTCTCCACTAAATAATTTTTCACCAATATCATTTAAACCAGTAAAAGGACTATAAGCGTTTTTTGCACCAGTTAATGCCGTTACAGAATGGAACCTATTTAAAGCCCTTGGGTCTAAGTGGTTCTTTATAAAAGGTCTCATTCTTGGTGCAGACGCATTTAATTTACCAGTGGTATCCGCCAAAGCATCTGTCATCTTTGCCATTTTGGCGTTTCTACGTCCTATTGTGCCAACGTATGAACCTCTACCAAATCTTGCTCCACGACCGTCTATGTGCGAAGCCTGTAGTCCAGTTGCGCGTCTTGAGGAACCAGAACCAACCATTCTATTAAGAGAGTCATTTCTTTTAAAGAGCCTACTATCTCTATTGGTATCTAGGAAGCCACCTTTCATTATGGTGTTAGCGCCTCTTCTAGAGTTAAAGGCAAACATAGACATAAGCCCTGGTTGGCTGCTTTGAACGTCGTTAAATAAACTACTTTGTGATCTTGTAGTCATGCCAGTTACCTGGCCAGGGATACCAGAAGAACTATAATCTCCAGGATACGGTAAGTTTTGTCCGGTCATTGGGTCAATAGGCATTAGTAACCTCTTCTGGAGTTTTGCATTCCGAGAACAATGCTTCCGCTAGCTCCAAGTCTTTCTTCTTGGTTTTTACTAGATCTTCTATTTGCGTATGGACTTGTAGACATCTTTGAAACTAGCTTTTTTGCTGCGTAAGCAGAGCCGAGCATTGCTGCTCCACCAATCCCTGCTACTGTTCCAGATCCTAACATACCTCTTTTAAACAGTTTTTTTGCAGCCAGATTCTCACCCTTGCCTATTAATTCGCTTGCCCCATATGCTAATGCTGATCCAGCAAGACCTACTGTTCCCACCCCAGCTAACATTCCTCCGCCAACTGCTACTGGCCCTGCTGCTGCTGCGCCTGCTGCTTGACCTACTGGGCCAAGAGCTTTTCCTGCTGCCCCTATTGGTCCGCCAACTATTTGAGATGAAATATATCCAGGACCTATGTCTCCACCAGTAAATGCTCTGTCTGCCTCTGGATTATCAAAAGCAACATCGAAAGCCCCATCAACTAAACTTTTTGACCCACTAATAACACCAGCAACTGCTGCTCCACCAAGAAGCATCCCCATGCCAGCTTTTCTAACGCCAGTGTTTTTTGCGGTAGAAGATGCTGCTCTACCAGAAAGTTTACCTGCTCCTCTAATGGCTCTGCCTATGTTTAACGCCATTTTATTTTCCTTTAATTATATAAGTAATCATATTTATTTGGTCCCATTCTTGTGTGACCTATTTTTGATCTATCTAAATTTCCAACAACTCCAGCTGTAGCTAATGGGTCATTTATTTGGCTATAAGCCTGAACTGGGACTGGATCATAAATATCTGTTCTTGGTGCTCTTCCAGGCATAGTCTCTTGCTGATCCATAACTTCGTCGTATGGGTTTGTTTCATTTTTTGACTTGTTATACATATAGTAACCAGCTCCAACAATAGCTGCAGCTGCTAAACCAATTCCTACTGGTTTTTTATAGTTTGCGTACATTTGCCTAACGTTTCTAGATCTGTCAGCGTAGTTTATTCCTACCTTTAAAGAACTAAGTTCGCTAGTTATTCCTGACCTTAAAGTTTTTGATTCGTCTATAGTGTCAGATAATTGATTTGCTATACCTATGGCTTGTTTGTCTTGAGCAGATGATCTAGCTGCCATTTCAGCTGGGGTTAACTCCATAGCTAATCCTGTATTTTCTGCATTTTCAAATGGGGACAAGACTACTGCTGTTTCATCCATGTCTATAAGTCTAGAAGTTCTTCCAGCGGTTAACATATCATTTCCGCTTCCGCTCTGCAACTGCCCCTAATGTATTTTCTGCACTTGCCGCCACGTCATTAGTTATTCTAGCAACGCCTAAACCACCAGTCTCTATTTTTTCTTTAACAGCAGTTAGTGCTGCTTCTCTATCTCCTGAATTTATAAAAGCTTGCAAATCTCTTAATTGTTTTGTCCCATCAGAAACACCTTCTGCTGCATAATCTGATGAAATTCCCGTTCCTATACCACCTAAGTCTGAAGCACTAGCCACTGACTCAGCGGCTTCCAGTAATGATGATGCTAACACGTCTGATTGCTTTTGAGTATAAGCTCCTTGCCCACCAAGAAATGCATTTATTGTATCTTGACCAGTTACTTTTGATAATCTTACTTTATTCATTTCTGCAGCAGTGCTGACTACGTGTTCTGGTAATACCGTGTCGCCTACGCTTAAGCCTGTTGATTGTAAAATTTGTGTACCGGGTGTACCTATCAATGCATCTGAAAGTTTCATTCTTTCAACTAATCCACCCGCTCCAGCAACATTAACTTCCATTCTTTCAAAAACATCTCTACCAACCAATATTTTTGAACTTATAGAAGAACCACTCATTATTTTTGTTATATCTTGAGGGTTAAATACTTGTAGACCCAAATCAGATAATACGTCTGCGTTCTTAATAAATCTCATTGAGTTTTTTGTAACTGCTACCCCAGAACCTGGAGTAGCAAAAGCTGAATAGGCAGATCTACCTACAGCTGCTGTTGTTTTAGCTAATTCTACGCTTAATGCCCTACTTGTTATATCTGCTCCAGCGTAGGGGTTATTTATTCCGCTAGCTAATCTAGCTGCTCCTTCAATTCGTCCAGTCTCTAACCCTCTTCTTATCGCACCACCAAAATTAATATCTTCACTAGAAGAACCAAATGCTTTTCCTCTCATTTCTTCTGCGAGCGTTCCACTTGGTGCGGTTAGTCTTGAGGTTGCAGTTAACGACTGAATTAGTGAATCTTCATCCATACCAGCTATGCCAGCTTTGTATGAATCAAAGTCTGAAACTGGCATATTCAAACGCTGTCCAAACCCATAGCGTGCCGATAACGGCATTCTATCTATTTCGCCCTGCTCACCAAAATTAATTCCGGTAGATATTATTTTTTGAGCAGCTGGATTATAAGTTGCCGATATTCCAGGTATACCGTAGGATTCAGTAACATCCAAGCTTCTATCTTGAGCGTCTGCAAAAATCCTGTCAATATGGCTAGTTGCGGCACTGTCTTGTATTGGTATTGATTGAGTAAAATTTTCAGGATATAGGTTTACATCTGTTGGCAAACCAGGTGGAGGCGCAGGACCAATAATTCTTGGATCTAAAGAAGAAAATCTATAACCAGCATTAGAGTCTCTAGTACCTTTTGAGTAAGATACAACACCCTCCATTGCCCTAACTTCTGCTTCAGATATTCCTAGTGCAGCTGCCTTATCTGCTATCTCTATATCGGATAATACATCACCCAGTGATGCTTCTACCTTAAAGCCTCTTCTACCTAAGTCTGTTGATAATAATCTTTTTGATGCTTGAGAAAGCTTTTCAACATCAGCTATATTTGTAGTCATAGTTGGAGCTGCAGAACGAGCAGACACTCTTCTTGCCTGTTGTACGAATTTTCTTGCGCCTACGGGAAGATGGCTTAAATCCCCAGGAGAATAATCTAAATCTCCAGTTGCTACGTATTGCGCGTAGAATCCAGCTAGTAATGTGTCTGTTTCTGCAATGTGGGAACCTCTTCCCATTAATTGCATAATTTTTTTTGCTGCGTTTGATCCAGGTGCAGATGAATTACTTGCTTCTGCGTGTATTAATTCAAAAAGATTTGTTGTTAATCCTAAGTTTTCCATTGTATTAGGAGTAAAACTTCCACCTAAATCAATTTCCTGGAATAACTTAGCAGATCCGACTGTCCTTGCATATAATGCGCTACGAACCTGTTGTTCATCTGTTATGTCAACTCCATAGCCAGCTATTTGAGATAGCCTAACTGCTTCCGGGCTACCCGGCGTTGCTGCAGCAGCCATGAAGCTAGTGGCGTATTGATCAAATTTTTGACTCATATAAAGTCTGCCTGAAAAATCTACATCAGTTATAAAACTTGGATCAGAACTTATTCTTTCGGAGAATTTTAAAACTGTTTCCCTAAAAGCTTTATCTGTTTCATATCCTGGAGTATTTTGAGCTGTTTGTATAAGCTGTCTTAAGTCGAACGATGCGTTTTTAATTGCTAATGTGTCATAAGATAAATAGTGTTCCATTTCAGCACCGAGTGCAGCCCTTGCTGCTGCTGGGTTTCTAGCGACATCTATTGATAGTCCACCCTCAAGTTCGTTAACTCCTTCGGCTAAGTTCCTTAGCCCAGCTGGAGTTTGTATCACTCCACCTTCCATCCCTGGTTGTCTAAAAAATAATTTCCTAATACTACTTGGCCCACCTATTGCTACGTCTCCAGTATCACTCATTGTTGCTTCTGTTGTTGCAAGAGATCTTATCCTAGAGTTATCTCCAAGGCCAGTTGTTTCTGAGTCAAGAATTAACATTCTTTTTGTTAGTCCTGCTCCAGGCCTTTGTCCAAATGGACTTAATTGTCCGACCAGGTAAAATTTGATTAGCATTAGATGCCATTTCGGTCATAGACAAAGGGTTCATAGCATAAGCGAAAGATTCTATTAAAGATTTATTTGGATCAATATTAAAATACATACTTGAAAGAGTTGCCAGAGCAGGATGACTTTGAGGGTCTCTTACGTCATATTGCGTTAACGCTCTATATGCGTTTCCACTTGGTAGATCTCTGCCGGGCATTCCAAACCTTTGGACTAACGTAGGAAGATTATAAACTTCCTCTGCGGCAAATCGCTGTATTCTTTGTTTGGCATCTAGTGTCAGTAAACCTAGATCCATTCTTCCAGTTGCCTTAGCTAACTCCAAAGCTTTTGAAGAAGCAGATTTACTCAACATGTCTGGATTCTCTAAAAAGGTAGAATACATTGTCTGCAGTGTTTGGTATCTTTCCATGAACTTATCTGGTGTTCCAAATATTTGTTCAATTTGCGCAGCAGTTCCTGAGACTACTCTTGACGACGTAGATGAACCTCTTAACGTAGAACCACTACGACCTAAAAATTCAGTTACTAAGCTGTCTTTTTTAACCGGATTAAGTCTTGGCATCTTGGTCGTCTTTTTCGCTTGGTTGTTGTGCCTCTATGTAGTCGTCTACCTCAAGAGTTCCTAGCTTCTTCTTTATTAACTTTTCACGTTCTAATTCCATAGACTGAACTTTGTCTATTATTTCTGATATTGCCTGTGCTGTATCGAGTTGTGTTTGGCCGGCTTTAGCTCTTGCTTCTCTAGTCGCCAAAAGCTGATTCCTAAGATCTTTTCTTCTCTTATGCAATCTATCTTCTAACTCTACTGCTAAGTGCAATTCTTTCTTTAAAATTGGCTCTCCACTATTTGGGTCTATACCAATTATATTTTCTTGTATAAAATGCTCTTTTGCTAGTAGTTTAGTTTTTCTTACGTATTGTATTTCTTGGTCAACTAAATCCCTAACCATTGATACCTCTACTAAATTCTCTGGGCTGACTTCTAGTTGATCCATGTATTCATAAGTAAATTGAGAAACCATAGACATCTCTATTGGACATGGGTCACCCTTTGGAGCAAGATCTTCTTTATGTAGCGGGCATGTAGAAGCAAATATACATTTTACTGCTTCACACCTCATGGGTATAGATGCAAACATAGAAGTTCTGGTTTTTTGCGGTCTAATTAAATCGGAAGCTTTACTTCTTTGTTCTTCTGTCCATTCTTCCGGGAAGAACAAATCAGGCCTCAACGATTCAAATGTTTTTAAAAAACTATTTTTATTATACTTTTCAATATCAGACATTAAAGTCAATCCAATCAATAGATCTTAAATTACCATTCTCATATTTCTCTACATGAGCACTTTTACAATAGCAGCAATAGTAATCTATGCTGCTAGTGCTTTTTCTCTTTGCTGTATCATCTAATACTAAAATCATAGAATGATTACATCTGCCGCACAACAAAATTATCTTAAATCGTTTAAGACTTCTTGAAGACCTTTTTCTAATCTTGCGATAAGATCATCACTTTGATTTGCATTAGTAAAAACGCCAATTTCTCTCATCTGATCTGCTGATAAATGAGAACTAGTTATATATCTAGCACCTTTGCATACTTCGCAGTAAGATTCTCTTTCGTCTGAAAAGCATGTGCACTTTTGTATAATATCAAAATGCTCAAGTGACTGAGCAACATCAAACCATTTTTGTTTAAACATCTTCTTAGTTTGTTCTTTATATGCCCTGAGCTTTTGATTATCAGAAGACAGCATGGTGCCCATATCTAGAGACTGTTTCATTAAATTATTTATTGTCTTATACAAAAAGCTAGCTAATTCAAAGTCACCATTTTTATTTAGATGCATTTTCCAATCACTCATAACCAAACATCCTTACGCGTTTCTACCCAATCCTTTGGGTGTACCTATTCTACCAGATGGCTGAGGGTTTGGTTTACGCCTAGAGTAGCCTCTTCTATCTATAGAAGCATTAGCCATACCAAGACCTGCTGCGCCAGCTCCATAGCCAAATATTCTTCTGTTTCTGTTTCTTATAGTTTGTGCTGCCATTGGATTAGACATAAACTGTCCGCCTGTACCAACATTACCCATCCCTCTTGTTCCGCCAGGAAAATATCCTTGAACTCTATAGTCGATAGACTTATTATTTGATGGATCTATATTAATTTTAGTTCGTGAACTAATTGGTCCACGGTCTGAACCTATTACCAAACCACGAGGATTACCTGCTGATGGCCTTCCTCCACTAGCGACTCTTTTCGAAACCGTTTCAGCGCCCTGTGGCAAGTCACCTAGCCTAGCAAGGCCGCGGCCTCTATAGTCCATAACAGCTCTTGCGGTTGTTATAGCTCTTCTACCAAGACTGTTTTCTGGACCGCTTTGAAGAAAACTATGTATCCTTTTACCTATAGGACCAAGTTCTCTTGTTGCATGAGAGAATGTTTTTCCTGCTTTAGACTTAGCTACAACGCCTGAACCGCCATATAAAGTACTAGCAGTGTTAACTACTGACCTGGGGATTGCCATTAGATTAAACCTCCGTTTAATATTGGTACATTCCGCCGGATTTGCCCTTATTAAGGCCGGAAGTTGTTCTTCCTCTTATACCGCCAATAGCTGCACCCATAGCAACTGCACCAGAAATTCTTTTTCCACCTCTGGCTAATATAGCCTTATCGAATACATGCTTTGAATCGCCTATATATCCGCTTAGTCTTAGATAAACCAGCAGTACCGCCAAGTGCACCTATAGCGAACCTTGTCCCTCTATCGGCCATATTGCCCTTAAATTTACCAAACTCTGCGCCTCTTGCCATGGCGCGTGCAGTTGAGATTGGTCTTGTTATTGCATTAATAGCTCTTGCCATAAACACCTCTTTTGTAAGTTATGTTATTATAGTAACTCTATTGTTCTACTATCTTATTATTCAAACTCTTTTTTTGTGGTTTTGTTGTCTTTAAAGTAAACTTATCGTTACTGAAACCAATTTCAAACAATGAACCTCTTGGTATGTTTGAACCAATCAAGATATCGGCTAATGGAGTTTCTATCAAATCTCTTCTTGCTTTAGATAATCCTCTTGCACCTTGAACTGAATCTATACCATTTTCGACTAAAGCCTCTATTGCTTCATCTGTGTAACTTACAGTAAAACCTTTTTTAGTTAATTTTTCTGCAACTGCAAACATTTCTAGTTCGGCTATTTTCTCGTAGTTAGATTTGTTTAAATGATTAAAAACAATAATCTTATCTAGTCTATTAATAAACTCTGGTCTAAAATGTTTTTTAACAGATTCTGCTGTTATTCTTTCCACCATTTCTCTTGGTGGCATCTCTCTTGTAAATAACTTGGCACGTGTGTCTTTAGTAAAACCAGTTCCCCCCATTGTGAGGTGATCTACTATTTTTTCATTACCTAAGTTGGTAGTTAATATAATTATAGTATTGCGAAAGCTAACTTGCTCACCTTTTCCATCTGTAAGTACTCCGTCTTCAAAGACTCTTAAAAAAGTATTCCACATATCCGAATGAGCTTTTTCCACTTCATCTAACAGCACAACTGTATTTGGATTCTTTTTAACTAGGTTAACTAGTTGCCCACCTTCGTCGTGTCCAACGTAACCTGGAGGTGATCCTATTAGTTTTTGGTTTTCGTGCTTTTGTTGATACTCTCCACAGTCTATTCTCACCATTTGCGCGTCTTCGCCAAATAGATATTTGTTTAGACTTGAGGCTAAGTGCGTCTTTCCTACGCCGGATGCTCCGGCAAACAAGAAAATACCCAATGGTCTGTTGTCGTCCGATAAACCAGCTTGCGATCTTTTTAGTGCATTAAAGACTTCTAATACAGCTTCGTTTTGACCAATTATATTAGATTCTAGGTGGTCTTTTAAGTCTAGGAATTTTTGTTTAGATATCTTCTTTGGCTTACCCTTTTGAGGTGCAGGCTTAGGCTTAGTAGAGCCTCTAAGCATATCTTTTACTTTATCGAAGTCAAAGTTTTCTTCGTCCAAATCTAACTTGTTGTCAGCAAATGGGTTCATCCAATCGGGATTAGCTAAAGAAACCCAGCTATCAATATCTAGACCTGGGTTAAGCATAATGCATCCATTATAGAGAGATGCTATACATTTTTCTGCAGAATCTCTAGGCATTAGTCTTAATGCTTCAGTTACTTCAGTCTTCATATTATAAACCGTATTTTCCAATATCAGTTTTTTAACATTAGGAAGATTCGTAGTATCGATTGATTCTAAAAATTCTTTAACTTCATCTGGATCCAGAAGCTTGTACTTAACGTACACGGATAAGTCTGGCATATATATCTGATAGATCTTCATGAGATCAGACCCCTATCTTTAGCCACATTCAAAACCGTAAGTAATGATATGATAATATAGTAACTACCGTAAGTCTTTAAACTCACTAAGAGGCTTCTATAGGGCTGGGGAAAAAAAGTATACCCAAACATTTGCACTCTTGTCAAGTCATTGCCAATCTTTTTTTATTATTTTTTCTATTTCGGGCTGATCTTCTAAACAAGGGCCACTTAATGACCAAAAACGCACTAGATCCATAGGTGTATTAATTGACTTCTCTAACATTCTGACTGCTCTTAAGTAATCGTAATTTAAATTATGAATAGATTTCATGCTGTCTCCTAGCTATGTTGTTGATACAGTATACCAAAAGTAAATATTTAAAGACCGCACAAAACAACTTTTTATAATGCCAAATTGTATATACCGGCATGGTATACTAGGTGCTATGTCAAAAGAACCAAAAGAACAAAAAGAATCTAAAACTTTAGAAATAGCAATTGCTCAGTTAGAAAGACAGTTTGGCATTGGATCGGTAATGATCCTTGGTAATAAGAAGTCTGAACCTTGGCCAGCAGTTTCTACTGGAGCATTGCCACTAGATAATATTCTCGGTATTGGTGGATTACCACTTGGTAGAGTAGTAGAAATATATGGGCCTGAATCGTCAGGTAAATCGACACTTGCTTTATCGCTTGTTGCCGAAGCTCAAAAGATGGGATTAACATGTGCTTATATTGATGCCGAACATGCTTTAGATCCGGTCTACATGACTGCGGTTGGAGTTGACCTAAATAAGCTTCTTCTAGCACAGCCTTCATATGGTGAAGAAGGACTAGAAATTGTAGACATGCTTATTAGAACAGGTGAAATTGGCGTAGTTATTGTCGACTCAGTTGCCAGCTTAATACCTAAGGCAGAGCTTGAAGGTGATATGGAGTCTTCCCAAATGGGGTTGCAGGCGCGCATGATGGCTAAGGCAATGCGTAAGTTAGTTTCATTAGCAAACGAGAATAAAACTCTTATAATATTTATTAACCAAATTAGAAATAAGATTGGTGTAATGTTTGGTAACCCAGAAACTACCCCAGGTGGTTTTGCTTTAAGATACGCAGCTTCAGTCCGACTTGATATTAGAAAAAAAGAAGACCTAAAAGATAAGCTTGGTAACTCTGTTGGAATTAAGGTAAAAGTAAAGGTCATCAAGAATAAGATGTCTCCTCCAATGAAGTTAACTGAGTTCGATATTATGTACGGAAAAGGTATAGACAAGTTTGGTTGCGTATTTGACGCTGCAATGCAGGTTGGAGTTTTCACTCAAAAAGGCGCATGGGTTTACTATAGAGGAGAATCCTTCTCTCAAGGTAGAGAACAAGCTATAACTAAAATAAGAGAAGATGAAAATCTTCTTAAAGAACTTAAGGAGTTAATTACTAATGGCGTGCTCCCCGACCAGTTGTCCTGATTGTCCGTATCCGCCTAATCTAATGGTTACGGAACTGACTAAGAATAATGAAGGTTTTATGAGATACGAAGTAGATTGCAGAGAATGCGGAGAGGTATGGGTAGAGTTAGATGAAACAGCTACTAATTAAGTATTATTTAAAAATTGTTAGCTTTATTTGGAGATTTTAATGTCAGAACAAAATGATGATATTTTTTTTACGGATGAAAATCGGACAGATGATGTTGTTCGAAATAAAGAAGAATCCGCCTAAAGATACCGAGATCTATGATCTGGCTGTTAAGATTTATCTAAATTCAAGAGATCTCTTGCTTAAGATGGCAGATGACCCTCAAAAGGATTTATTCTAATTTTAACCGCTTTTCCGCGCAAAATTTTTTTCTTTTTTTAATCTTATTAGTTCTTGATTCAGGGTACTATATTAATATGCTTATAAAGGAGAGCCATGAATATATGGGAACTCATTAAGAACTTTGTTGGTAGTAACGACGTAGACAACATGGTTGTCGTTGATTACCTTTCTGACGAGGGCGAAGCTGGCGTTATTGCGATTCTGCGCAACAAATATAAAACCTTGTGCTTTTCTTACTTTAGCCTAGACCAATGGGAAATGATCCAAGACACCTCCTCAATCACGGATAAACATGTTGAGGAGATAGTCAAGGGGATCATTGATGATCTAGACACTGTTGTGTTTATAGATCCTGACGATTTAGAGCGTCGGGCTTAACTAAGCTTAAAAAGCTTCCCATGTGGGTCATCTAAGTAAGCTTGTCCATAAACTCCACAGGTTAACCACCCTAGAACCTCTTTAGCCACTCTAGGAGAGTGCGTAAAGGGTAAAAACGTCTTTAAGTACTGTACAGAGTAATTGTTATTTGTATCTTCGTAGAACGTGTTATAGCGTTCCTTATTGATACAAAGTATAGAGTTAGTCTTGCCCTTGAGCTTTTTAAACAATTTAGTATTATGGTTCTTAGGCTCAACCAATATTACTGAATCAAATACAAATGATTTAAGGTTATATAGACTATAGAACAATTCACAGGATTCTTTATATCCTATAAATGTAATTGTCTTATATCCTACCTGAAAGGTGTCATACACGCTTTTCTGTATCTGTATACAGGATAGGTCTGGATAGTTATAATCTTTCATATTAAAATAATATACATCATGGTTTTTTAACAGTAAGTTGTGAAAGCTATTACCCAATGGTGAAGCCATTAGTCTTTCATCGATTATTATCGCCTTATCTGTTGTTATTCTCATATTATCAGTGAGTGTGAGCATATTGGTGTTTTCCTTTTTCATAATCAGTAGCTACTGTATCCATCGTAGTTGTCAGAATCGTATTCGTAGTCTTGTTTAGGGTATTTGTTAAAGAAATTAGAGGCACTATAGGTGTCCATGATCTCTTCGATCATTTCTTCGTCCTCCTGTGTTTCTACGTATACGCTTTCTGGGTATACCTTTTTACGTGGCATTTTGATTCTCCTATATGATTAGTGGTTTTTATCGCCGGCGGACACCGACGTAGGGGATAATCTATCGACTCTTATGGTCTTTGTCAACTCGTAGGCATAAATATCCAAAATATTTTTCCGGCCGACTCCATAATGGGCTCTAACCTATATAAACTAGTATAAAGTTCATTAGGTCTAAAAAATAGGGAAAAATTTTAGGCCACTAACTATTATAACATATGATACAACGTAATCTTTAACGTGCCCACCGGAGTATGGGGGGTATCTACTAAGAATATTACTAGCACATGCACTAACAATGCTTGTGCTTTTTTTTGCCACAACTAACCCAATAAAGGAGGGAAACAATGGCACATAACAACAAAGCAAAGGTGCTTATGTTTGTAGCTGCA